AAGCGGGAAATCATCGGTGAGGTTAAGTGATCGAGCGCTGTCTTCAGGAGCAGCGGGAGTGCCTGGCCGCGCTCGCAGCAGGGCACGAAGATGTACGCGGTCTGGTGCAGGGGATCGAGGATTGGGTCATGGAAGAGGTTCTGGAGCTGCTGCGTGATGGCGATTGATCTATTCTGCGGGCTTGGCGGCTGGGCGGAAGGATTCTTGGCTGAAGGCTACGACGTGATCGGCTTCGACATCGAGCGGCGTCCATATCCCGGCCAGCTTGTCTTGCAGGACGTGCTCACACTTCAAGGCTCGCAGTTCCGCAACGCCACGGTGATTGTGGCCAGCCCGCCCTGTCAAGCCTACAGTTACCGCGCGATGCCCTGGAAGCGCGCCAAGGCTCTGCCGCCGCCGGATAACTCTCTGTTCGAGGCGTGCTTCATAATCCAGCGTGAAGCCTGCGAAGCGGCCGGGCGGTACATCCCGATGGTGGTGGAGAACGTGCGCGGCGCTCAGAAGTGGGTAGGTAGAGCCGTTTGGAATTACGGGAGTTATTACCTATGGGGTGATGTGCCGGCCTTGATGCCGAGCACCCGGCGCGCACACAAATTCAATCCTGACGGGACGGCGCATCCGCAAGGTTCGTGGTTCAAGATAGCGGACTCAAAGAATCGCGGTGCGAGAGACGGCCAGAAAATATCTGGATACTCAGACCCACGGAGAAACGGCGGGCGCGGCGTTCATCTTACAAGCCAGCGCGAGAATGACGACGGGCTGAAGTTCGGAGGCGGATGGTGGCACGACTCCACGAACGATCTGATACGGAAAGCTGGCTCTAAATCAGCAGCGCGCAAGCTCGCCTCCGCGCAGATCGCGAAAATCCCCAGACCTCTATCGGAGTGGATTGCGAGGTGCTTCAAACCGTGAGACCACCAGCCAGCACACCAAAAATTGGCGCAGGTGTTCAAGCCGGAGGTGGCGTGAGCGGCCGCGTGAAGATGTCCCCTGCGCAATTCGAGTTCATGCAACGAGGCGGCGCTTATACCACAGAGTCAAGCCGAAAGTCTTCCCGCGAGACTCCCGCGAGACTCCCGCGACCAACACGGCGCCGCGAGAATCTTCCCGAAAATCAAGTTGAAGAGCAGATCGTGGGCTATCTGAAAGCTCTGGGCTGGCGGGTGTATCGAATGAGCGCCGGTGCCCGCCAGAACGCGCATGGAGGCTGGGTGAGCTTCGGCGAGCGCGGCGTGGCGGATTACGCGGCTTGGCGCCCGAAGTGGGCAGGCAAGGGCGTAGATCGTTGCGAGTTGCTGTTTGTCGAGGTCAAGGCTCCAGGCCAGAAGCCGAAACCGCATCAGCTCAACTGGCTCGCTGGCGCGCGGGTGAGTGGAGCGGAGGCGACGTGGGTTGACTCACTCGACGGATTCTGCCGCTGGTACAAGGGGCACTTTGGGCGCTCGCCGGGCGACGCGCCGGGGATTGGGTTATGACGAGAAACTGGAAAAGTCTGGCCGAGACGAACTGGGATCTACTTGTCGATGGTCCTGTCCAGGTGGATAAAAAGACGATTCAGACGGCCTGCCTGATCGGAATCTATAGAGAGCTGTGCACCCTGAACCGGCTGCTGGGTTGCAAGAATTTTATCCAGATTCCGGCGACGCTCCGGGCGATCCGGAAGAACACGGAGAAGCCGAAGGCGAAAGCGAAACCCAAGGCGGGCGCCGGCCGGCGAAAGGCGGCGGGAAAAACGTGAAGCGCGGCACACCGAACCACCCAAAAACACTCGAACTGGCGAAGATTTTAAAAGTCCCTCGGGTCTATGCCGTTGGCATCCTCGAACAACTCTTCCACTTTACTGCCGAGTACGCTCCAAAGGGTGATATTGGAAAGCATAGCGACAGCCGAATTGCGGCGGCTTTCGACCGTGATGAACGGAGTGGCACCAAACTGATACGGGCATTGATCGAGGCTCGATGGATCGACGTACACCCATCGCACCGGCTCGTGGTGCACGATTGGCTAGAACATGCCACAACAGGAACGAAAAACAAGGTGGCGGCTATCGATAAGCTCATCTCTTCTAATCAGCAAGTTAGAGGCACGAGGTTAGAGTCGCATACCAGTGAGACTGTAGTGCCACCCATAGTGTCACCCCCCGTGACATACCCCCCTGCCTTGCCTTACCTTACCAAGCCTTACCAAGCCGAGCCGGAACCCCCGGCAGTTTCTACGGTTCGTAGATCTGTGGAAAACCCCGAAATGCCAAGCCCAAAAACACCGGGGGTTGAACCAACAAAACCGGCTGAGAAAAGCACGGCCGTGATGCCTGCGGAATTCCAGAACGGCTTCGAGAATCTGTATAACGCCTGGAAAAAGCCAGGGCATAAACAGATTGCCCAGCAGTACCTCATCGAAACCCTTAACCGGGGCTCTCCGCTCGATGTCGTAATCCGAGGGGTAACGAACTGGATCAGCCACTGGGAACGGACCGGCTGGCGTTATTGCAAGCAGAACCTGGCCGAGACGATAGCAGAGGAAACGTGGAAAATGAGCCCGCCAGCCGAACCCATCCAGGAATCGATAAACGACAAGGCTATAAAACTCCATGAAGAAAACCAGCGTTTCAAGGCAAATCAAGCGAGAAAACGGGAGGTTTGAATGATATCCGCGCGAGTAATGAAATCGGCGATGGGGACACTTTCACTGATGAAATTCTTCCCTAGCGATGCCGATTTTAGGGGGGCACTGGTCGGTTTGTTGCGCGAAATGTGCGCCAACGATGAGCAACTCGAATGGCTAGCGCAGGAGATGGCGCGGCGCTCGGAGTGGCCCGGACCGGGGCAGATGCGGGCGATATTCTGCGCGCGGTTCAACCCTGCCGATGGCGTCTATCCGGTCGAGACAGTGAAGGACGAAGACGGCAACCCGGAGGCTGACGCCCACATCGACTGGGCCGCGTTGACCCCTCGGGAATTGCCGCGTCTCGAAGCAGCCGATCTCACCGAGGACAAAGAGTACCAGGCGCTGCTGGAAGAACTGAAAATCAAAATAGCTGCGGCGCGTGAACGCAAACGCGAGCCTGGGCTGGTGGTGCGGCGCAAGACCATCGCAGAACTGGAAGCGGAGCTGGAGGCCGACAAGGCCCGCGGCAAACGTGGAGCCAGGGGAAAATGAATTACAGCTGGGAGCATGTCTCCAAATTCCCGCCGGCGTGCGCACTCTGTCTGCGAGGGTGGCGTTCATACCAAAAACTCGAACGCGACCCCTACCTGGTGAGCAAAAATGAACTGGCACAACACAAGGCGAACCGGGAAAACGCGCCATATACCGAGATCGACATGATGGTGCGCAACGATTACACGGGCAGGTGCAACTGTGCGTTGGGGCGGGCGCTGGAAGCCGAATATCAAACGCACCAGCAGGGACGCCGATGAAACTCGACTACGTGCGCGCCGCGCTCACCGGCTTCGCTGATCGCCAGGCGAAACGCGACAAAGTGCGCCGAGAGAAAGTGGCTTATCAGCGAGTGTGGTCCTGGCACAAACGGGCGAAGAACGAAAGATTTAGCGCTGGAGTAAAAAACGGTGGCAGTGGCGAGCACAGGAATGCCGATTGCTGCTAGGTGTAGTCCTCGCCAGTAGGTTTGTATAACCCAGGAGAAGGAAGCATGCGGAAACGTGGAAGCGATGCAGTGGCGAGGACGGCACGTGGCAAGAAAACGATTTCGCGTAAATTCAAAGAAAAACCTGTCCATCTGTACCGTGGCACCCCAACTGCGCGGGGATGGTCGAAACATCAGGAAATGCCGGTTTTGCCGCGATCTGGCGTTCGCCCTGCGCGTGCCTGCCCAGTCAAGGCGCGCGTGAGAGAATCGAGGAGACGATGCCCTTAATTTCGGGAATTATATACATGACTCCCTTCGCCTTTTCTTCAAAAATCTTACATCCGATTGCATTTTCCCCTTGCTTCCTGTGCGGGAGTCAAGTACAATTAAAGAGTAGCAAGAAGCCCGAATCCATCGGGCAGGAGAAAGAAAATGACGACGATAGAAGCAACGCAACAAATCACCCCCGGCAATACCTGGGGTGCGGGCTTGGATCAATGTTTCTACTTTTTGCGGGTCGGGCTGGACGGCACGTATAGCGTCGAATGCGGATGGGCCGTGCAAGAGAGCTTCGACGACGACTATCTGAGCGCATCCTATCATCCCTTCAAGGGTGGCCGCGCGAAGCCATGGGTCGGGCGCAAAATGACCGGACTCACCGGCGAGCAGGCAGCCCAAAAATTCGATGAATGGAAAGCTGCTGTGTTGGCACGCCGATGCCCAACCGATGGCGACATTATCGGATCGGTGACACGCTAACGACCTCCGCCGCGTGCCTCGGTCGCGCGAGCGATCCTCCGCACAAGCGGGGCGTCCGAAGGGAAATCGGGGCCGATACGTAACTCGGCAAAGGATTTCACAATGAGCAAGAGCACTATCAGTACTTTCAAACTGTTCGAGATCTTCCCGGACGAAGAGGCGGCGCGCGAATATTTGGAGGGCCGTCTCTGGCCTAACGGTACGGTTTGCCCAACATGCAAAGCCAGCGAGCGAATTACCCCGCGCAAAGCGGGATTCTACCGCTGTAACGCCTGCCAACTCGACTTTACCGTGCGTACCGGAACGATCTTTGGGCGCAGCCACATCCCACTTCACAAGTGGGTCTATGCCATGTATCTGCTGGTGACCGCCCGTAAGGGCATCTCCTCGATGCAATTGGCCAAAGAAATCGGCGTCACCCAGAAGTCGGCATGGTTCATGCTTTCCCGGCTCCGGGAGGCTTGCAGCGCTCCCGACAGCATCGACAAGCTGCGCGGCATCGTTGAGGTTGACGAAGCGTTCTTTGGCGGCAAGGAAGGCAACAAACACGATCGGATAACAGACGTGGTGCTCGCCTACCGCCCAAAGTCTCAGGCCAAAAAGGCGCGGAAACGGAAGAAAGCGCGCAAGCGGAAACCTGTTGAGAATTAAGAGCGAAGGGAGTCATGTATATAATTCCCCAAGGAAAAAGGGCAGCCGCCAGAGCGGTGCCCTGGGCATTATGACCGGTACACAAGCTCCGCATGTGCAAAACTGGCACAGTTAAGACTAGAAAAGTCAAGATTAGTGGTATGACTGACCCCAAACTCCTGAACGCGGAGACGACGCTGGCCGAGGTGGCAGAGTCAATCATGAGCGGCACTGATGTCCTGGAACAACGGCGCATCGCTCGTGCCCTCATCGAAACCGCCATCGGCGTGTATGAGGCGTGCGCGACGAAGCATTGCGGTGGATGCTGGCATAAGTCACCACTAGCCGAGGACGATTGGCATAAGTGTGGAGGTTTCTGTCGCGCTCAATTCGAGCAGCGCGAGATCGCCCGGCTGCGCGGAGAGCTGAAGAAGCTGAACTAGATGGCCCAATCCGCCAACCCGTTCCAGCCGCTAGTACGCGATATCGTCCGCGAAGTGCTGGCCGAGATGGAGACGAAGCAGCCGGCCACGCGGCGCCTGCTGAACCTAGCGGATGCGGCGCTGTATCTCTCGTGCTCGGAGAAAACGGTGAAGAATCACGTGGCGAGCGGAGACTTGCGACGGGTAAGACTACACCGGAACTTTCTGTTTGACATCAAAGATTTGGATGCGTTGATTCAGGCGAGTAAGTGAAAGATGATTTGGCCCGGATTAGGCATGACTTCGCATGGCAGGATTGAGTGCGGCTAGATTCGGCAAGACAAGGCAAAGTTTAACAACGAAAGGAACAGAATGCACGTAGCGATGGCAGTACTCAGCAGCGTTTCGGCTTATAGTCAATCGAAAGTGATTATGACGGAAAAGCCGGACAAAGAAACTCACAAGGATTTTGAGGCGCGGATTTGGCGGGAGCGCCTTCACATCGACGACAAGGGTCAGGTTTTCATTCCGCCGATGTCATTCAAAAATTGCATTGCGGAAGTGGCGAAGTTTCTGGCTATCCAGATTCCAGGCAAGGGAAAATCAACCTATACCAAGCATTTCGAGGCTGGCGTGCTGGTGGTCGAGCCGCTGGTATTGCCTCTGCGAAAAGACGATGTGCAAGGCGAATGGTTGCACGTTCCGTCTGATGGACGGCGCGGTGGTACGAGCCGAGTCTGGAAATGTTTCCCGGTCATTCCGAAGTGGTCCGGCAAGGTTACGTTCCACGTGCTCGACGACACCATAACGCTGGACGTTTTCCGTAAGCATCTGGAAGAGGCCGGGAAGTTCATCGGCATCGGGCGATTTCGTCCACGGAACAATGGGTTCTATGGGCGCTTCTCGGTCGATGACGTGAAATGGAGTTAGTTTGCGGCATGGCACGGCCAGGCGAGGCGAGGCAAGGCGAGGAACATATGAAACACGAAGCAGCGATTGAAAGCATTCTGGTATTCGGCGAATTCGAGAAGCAGCTCTTGCAGGACGGCGATATCTGCCCTTACGAGTCACTGAAGGGCGTCATCGACAAAGACCCGCAAGGCGACGGCTACGGCTATGTGTATACAGCACGTAAGCGATTCCAACGCGAGAAGGAGTGCGTGTTGGAGGTGATTCCCAAAGTTGGAATCAAACGGCTGAACTCGCGCGGAACCATTAACTGGGGCGTGCGAGGAATGAAGCATGTAGGCCGAAGTGCTCGACGTGTGATGGGAGGGCTGGCGACGCTCGTTCCAATCGAAAAGCAAAAGGCACTAACGAAAGTGGAGCAAAACAGTTTTCTAACGTTATTTTCACAAGCGGGAATCATCAACCACATGATGAAGCCGAGCGCGACGAAGAGAATCGCGGCGGCGACGGAATCGGCTTCGCGCATTCTGCCTGCGAGCGAGACGTTGGCATTGTTCAGCGGGAAAACCGACAAGGTGGATAAGGTTCAGTGATTCCGTGCCCGGCTCGGCGTGCTGTCGCGAATGATTGCGCAAGACTTGACGTTGCAAGACAAGGGCAGTTGAAAATATCCTGGGGCGGTTGCGGTATATTGTTCGTCTAGGCACGGCTGGGCGCGGCAAGGCACGGCAAGGCGAGGAACCTCAATGAGTCGATACGGACTCGGCACAATCTATTTGCGCGGTGATCTCTGGTGGATTCAATATTGGCGCAACGGGCAGCGGCACCGGGAATCCAGCGATTCTGAGCGCAAGGATGACGCAGTGAAACTGCTGAAGCGGCGGCAGGGCGAAGCGATTGCGGGGAAACTGGCTTCGCGTCACATGCGCATGTCGCAACTGCTGGACCTGGTGCTCCAGGACTACATCCGGCACAAACGAAAATCCATCTATGACCTAAAGTTGCGTATTGACCGCCAGTTGCGGCCAAAGATAGGGCGCATCCGGGTTGAGCAGTTCGGCAGCGAAGCGATCCAGTGCTACATCGAGCAGCGCACCAAGGCCGGGATCCAGGCGGCAACAGTCAACAGAGAATTGGCTGTAGTAAAGCGTAGTCTGGTCCTGGCGATGCAGCATGACCCGCCACTGATCGGGAGGATACCGCATATTCCGGCCCTCAAGGAAAACCCGCCACGCAAAGGATTTGTGGAAGATCGGACCTATGCCGCAATCCTCCGGGAACTCCCGAAGCCGATCCGCCTGCTGGCGGCTCTGGCGTACCGCACCGGCGCGCGCAAGGGTGAGCTCCTGGGCCTGCGGGTCGATCAGGTGGACTTGGAGCTCAACCAGATACGCCTGCATGCTGGAGAGACGAAAAACGACGAAGGCCGGGTGTTGCCGATCTACGGCGATGTGCGGGAGATGATCGCCGCCAGATTGCACCAGCGGACCACTCAGGCCAAGCGCAGCGGCAAGTTTCCGTTGCCATGGCTCTGCATCCACGAAGATGGCAGGCAAGTCAGGCAGTTCGACCGGTCATGGCGTAGCGCATGCGTTCGCGCGGGGTTTCCTGCCTTGCTTTTCCATGACTTGCGGAGGTCTGCGGTTCGCAATATGGAGCGGGCTGGGATCCCACGGTCGGTGGCCATGAAGATCAGTGGGCACAAGACCGAGGCGGTCTACCGGCGGTACTCGATTGTTTCCAGCGAGGATATCGCCGAAGCGGGGCGAAAGCTGGAGGCTATGGGCAAGAAGCCGAAGGAGAAGAAGGCGTGAGCCGCAATTATTTTCTTGCGCCTGACTTCCGGTCATTCTACGCTGGATTCCGCATAGCCGCAATTATGAGCAACCGCCACAAAAACCGCCACAAAAACCGCTAACGCCATGATTCTAAGGCCACGGGAGCTAGTCTGCGCCGGTGCGCAGCCCGGACTTCAAATGTAATTACGGGGGTACAGCAGGTGCCATGATGCGCAGTTTTCCAACGATTTCATGGGGTTTGTTTGGTGCGCTGTGACACCAACTGATAGTTGGACCGTCACAAAAACCGCCACAGTCGCCCATGGTTTCCTAAACATTTCTCCCGAAAACTGTTTCCGTGCACCTAGAAGTTGTGCTACGCTTTACACGAATAGGGCTTCAGCGGAGTGTACCTATTTCGTAGGACCGGTCTCCGGGGCCGGAACGCAGCACCCGAGTTCTCCGATAATTTTCGCAGGGATTTTTCGTCTCAATTTCCCAACTCAATGGCAAGGTTTGTTGAAAAGGTCCGCTTGGTCGGACGTTGTGGCGTCATCGCCGTGATCCATGCCGAGAAAGCTGCGCGCATGGAAGCCGCTGGACAAGCTGTGCGCATTGACAAGCGCTCGATCCGAGCATCTTGCAGTCTCGAAGACGAAGCTTTACTGCCAGTGCGGAAATTGACTTCAGTTTCCCCACTCGCCGGCCAGCGGTACTCGTTCAGAGAACAAATCTGGGGCGGAGTTGCGCAATGTGTCGCGTGCGCTGGCTCCGGCTGCGAGATTTGCGATGACCGCGGCCACATGCCAGCCATCTCCGGCCACACAGTAGCGTTTCGCAGGATTGACCCGGAAGACGCGCCGCTGTTTCGGTTGACGGTAACCGATTGTCTGAGTGCTTGAGCAATGGCACGACGCAATCCCAACGCCCATCACTATGTGGTCCGCTCGAGCTTACGAAGGACACCTGCTCCTCCGATGCTTGAGCCCCGTGGTGCCGGAAACTTCTTCTTCTGGGATCCGATGGAACACGAATCTTCGATGGTCCCATGCTCTGCCTCGCCGCACGCGAGTCATCGGGTGAGACCGCATGGTTTCGGACCGGGCGCCTGATTTCAGGGTAGTCCATGACCTCGCTTGAAACCCGCGCGGGCGGAAAACATGAAGCGGGCGAGCGCTCTGACTATCGGCCGGGTCCGGAAGAAATGGCATCTGAGAACCGACCGATAATCCAGGGGCGTTTCCCGCTTATCGCGCTCATACACTTCGCTGAACCAACGAAATTGGAAATCCGGCGCTGGCAAAAAGCTACTGCATGAAAACCGAAATGACTGAATACTTTGGACAGAGTGTTGCGTGGCTCTTAGGAGTAGCGCTGGTAGCGTGGCTGATCGTGGCAAGCTGGTATTACGACAGGGGATGAAGGTGAATTGGAAATGAAAATCTCAAGGCTGAAACTGGTTTTCCTGCTGTTCTCTTTCCTGGCCTTCTGTCTTGGGCAGGAGACGTTGCCGCGCGAAACGCCTCCTGCATTTATTGTCAGCCAGAATGTAACCTCTGCTGTGGCGATTGTGACAATCTCGTCTCCGGCAAACACGGAGAAATATATCAATCTGGTTGGCGCTGCAATCTCATGTTCGGCGGGTTGTTACGTTACGCAGGAATTGAATTCCAGCGCCGCGACCACGACGGTTACTGCTCCTGCGAAGCTGCGAAGTCAATCAGATTCTGCATCCGCAGTGGCCTACACTGCCTCGAACATCGCCTCTTCTGGCGTGATAGCGCATCCATACACAGTCCAAGCTGGCGTCGTGTTCGGCCTCGATCTGAGCCAGACGCATCTGACCAAGAACGCAGCGGTTCGTCAGAGCTTCACGCTGCGCACGGACAATGCGACCGGTACCAATGGCATCACGTTGATTTGGAACGAGACGGTGAACCCGTAATATGCCCGTTCGTCCCCTGTCTCCCTGTCATACCTATGGCTGCCCCAACCTTTCCAACTGCGCCACCCACAGCAACAGGCATGGAGCAGAGTATGACCAGGCAAGACGTGATGACCCACTTAAGATGCAGACCAGCAGCACACGCTGGCTTAGGCTGCGATCGATTGTACTCGGGCGTGACGTGCTGTGCCGTGCGTGTGGTAGAGAAGCCAGTACCGATGTGGACCACGTCAAGCCCATTAGGTCTGGTGGTGATGCGTGGTCACTCGACAACCTGCAAGGGCTCTGCAAGTCGTGCCATTCAAAGAAAACTCGCGCTGAAATAGCCGCGTTCTGGCGGACATGGGGATATGGGTCTCGCGGTGCTCAGCCGTTCAACTCCCTTGCCCGTTAACCAATGCTCCGCGCGAGGGCGCAAAATGGTAGGGTTCGCAAAATCGGGACTTATTAGTAAATCTTATGGCGGGCAGACCTAGAAAACCGACCGCGCAGCGGATTCTTGAGGGAAATCCTGGTCGTCGCCCGATTCCGGATGAGCCAGAGCTTCCAAAGATAGAACTCGGGTCCACGCCGGCGTATCTGACCAAGGAAGCCGCAGAGTTTTATCGAGACTTTGTGCCTCGGCTCAGGTTGCTCGGGTCAGCATCGGTGCTTGATGAGCCCATGATCGTGGTTATGAGTGCCAGTTGGGGCATAGCGATGCGCGCTTTGGGACGACTGAAGCGCGAGGGGACGGTCCGAAAAGGGCAGCGCAACCCGGCTGATCGGGTGTGGTTGGATAACGCGGCGATGTTCGGCCAGATTGCTGCCAAGTTTGGCATGACGCAGGCCGACAGAGCTAGGCTGTTTGCTGGTGGCAAGCCAAAAGCCTCCGATGCCCCAACCGATACCCTTGATGGAAACTGGTACCCGCTCAGCCCGACAGCGAGGCCGAATTAACGTGTGCGACAGGTCAGACTTGAACGTCCAGCCGGTTGCCGATTTGACGAGCGCGCCGCGGATCGTGCCATCGCCTTCTTTCGAGATGAGCTGCGCCATACGAAGGGTCGATATGCCGGAGCGCCATTCAACCCGACAAAAGACCAAGAGCTGGACATCCGGGAAATATTTGGGCGGATGGACGAGAACGGTAACCGACTCATTCGACAGGTATTTAAGGAAATTCCTAAAAAAAATGGAAAATCCGAAGAGGCTGCCGGGATTGCTCTCAAGCTCCTATTCGCGGATTCAGAAGCGGGCGCGGAAATCTACGGCGCTGCGGCGGACATCACCCAGGCCGGCATTGTGTTTGGGGTCGCCGCTTCGATGGTGCGGCACAATCCAAAACTGCTGAAGCGTTCGAAAATATGGGACTCCACCAAGCGGATCGTCGTTCCGGGGTCAGAGAGCTATTACCGTGCCCTGACTTCCAAGGTCGCTGGGAAGCATGGTTTCAACTCCCACGGCGTCATTTTCGACGAGGTCCACGCGCAGAAAAACATGGACCTCTGGGATGTGCTGACGTTCGGCGCTGGCGCGGCCAGGTCGCAGCCCTTGACGTTTGCCATCACGACGGCCGGAATTCCTGGAGAGGCTCCCGTTGCGGAGATGCTCCACGACGAGGCGGATCAAATCTTGAGGGGCGTCATTCCCTGCCCGGACCATCTTTACGTGGTGATGTACGCGGCCGAAGAGAAAGACGATTGGACGAGCGAGGAAGTCTGGACAGCCGTCAATCCGTTTCTGCAGAACGGTTTGATGCGGATCGAGGACATCCGCAAGGAATTCGACGACGCGCGAAGACGCCCAGAACAGCAGAACACGTTCCGCCGGCTGAGGCTCAATCAGTGGGTCAACCAGGAAACCAGGGCCATCGATATGACGGACTGGGACGCCGGCGCCAAGGTAGTCGATATTCGCGACGTCAAGAATTTGTCCTGGTATGCGGCGATCGATCTTTCCACGAAACTGGATATTACGGCGCTGGTGCTAGTGGCGCGCGACGATAATGGAAGTTTTCACGTTAGGCCATGGTTCTGGTTGCCTGCGGATAATCTGCGGGATCGTCCAAACCAGGAATTTACGAAGTATCGAGCCTGGGCGGACCGAGGCTTGCTGACGCTCACCGAGGGTAACGTAGTAGACTACGCTTCCGTTCGCCGACGGCTGATCGAACTACGCGACGTGGGCGGGTTGCGAATTGGACAAGTAGGATTTGACCCATGGAACGCTGCGCATCTCGCGCAGGAGCTTCAGGAAGATGGTTTTGAAATGGTGGAGATACGACAGGGCTACCGGACCCTATCTGAGCCCACCAAGGAACTGCTTTCAGCCATAGTGAGCCATCGAATCAGCCATGGCGGGAATCCCGTATTGCGCTGGATGGCGGACTGTGTGTCAATCCGCCAGGACGAGAACGGCAATGTCAGACCGGTCAAGCCAGACCGTAATAAGTCCGGGAAGAGGATTGACGGAATTGTGGCGCTGATTATGGCTATGTCCCGGGCAATTGTGGCGCCGCCTACTTGGACGCCCAGCATCTTCGATCACGGGCCGGTGGTGCTGTGAAAAAGCTCCCACGCTCCACGCTGGTGGCCTCAGATGCGGTCGGAGCCATCGGCCTGGCACTCATCGTTTACGGCACGTCTCGCATGTCGCTGACGGCGGCGATTCTGCTGACGGGCGCGATGCTGTTCGCGTATGCGTACGTGACGGCGAAATAAAACTAGAGACATGGGCATCATCTATCTGATCCGCAACACGCTGAACGGCAAGGTGTATGTCGGGCAGACCAAGAATGGCCTGAAGGGGAGATGGAGCGACCATGTTTATTCTGCGCGCCACGGCAGCGAGTGGCGGATTCATCAGGCAATCCGCAAGCACGGACCCGACGCATTCACGATTGAGCAGATCGAAGCCGCTGAAACAGATGTCGAACTGAATGCTAAGGAGACGGCGCTGATTGCCGTGCATCGGTCCTGTGATTATCTCCACGGGTACAACATGGAGCCGGGCGGGTTCGGCATCTCGGAAGCGAGACGCGAGAAGCTGCGCGTGCAGTTTAGTGGGGCTGGTAATCCAATGTTTGGTAAGCCGGGCACGCGAGGCCATGCAGGTAAACGGCATTCAGAAGAATCGCTGCGCAAAATGAGCAAGAACCGTTCGATGCGCTTGAAGAAAGCGAGCGGAGAAGGGAGGACAATACGGGCTTCTTAAAGCAGTTCCGCAGTAGTTTGGAAAATCCTGCAACTCCACTGTCCTAACAATTCTGGGAGGGACAGCAGTGACCATTCGATAAATATCATGTCCCAGCAGAATGGTTACTCGACATAAACCAAAACAGTTGAATGTGTCGTAACCGCGTGAACTCGGTGGAACGCCAGACCGGCCAATACCGAGCCAAGCCCCGATAAAATCCGGGGAAGGTGTAACGACTATCCCGAGAGGGAGTAGGAGTCAGCGACTCCGAAGCGCGCGGCGGTTCGTGTACGAACTGAAGATATAGTCTGATCTGCATGGGAACATGCAGAGCGTCGTCGGATGCGGGCGCCGCGCAACAATGTGATTCAACGGTGGCCGGACGGATGCCGGTATCCGCGTTTCCGAACTCACCGCGCTCCAAGTTTCAACGGTCTACACCTGCGTGGATCTGATCTCTGGCGGCATAGGGTCTCTCGACCTTAACGTCTACGAGCAACTGGAGCCGCGCGGCAAGCGTCTCGCCTTTGATCAGGATCTTCATTGGATTCTCCACGACGAACCCAACAAGGAAATGACCGGGTTCACGTTCATGAAGACGCTGCAATGCCACGCGCTCCTGTGGGGCAATGCTTATGCAGAAATCGAAAGAGACCAAGCGAATCGCATTAAGGGACTTTGGCCGAGGGATCCGAATGCCACACGTCCGCGACGCTTGACCGAGGCACAAACCGTTGGGGATGAAAAGCTGGAACGGGGAGCACTGGTTTATACGACAACCGATGGCGCCGGGCTTGGAGGCGCTGGGACTTCTCCCGAGCGGCTGATATCAGCCGACAACATGCTCCATGTTCTGGGGCTTTCACTCGATGGCCGTCTGGCGAAATCCGTCGTTGAACTGTCGCGCCAGGTCATGGGTCTGTCGCTCGCCACTGAAAAGTTTGCCGGCAAGTTCTTCGCCAATGGCATTCGGCCTACCGGCGTTGTTGAATTACCGAACACGATGAAGCCCGAAGCCATTCAGGCATTCAAACAGTCCCTTCGTGAGTCCCAAGGTGGCGAAAACATGCTGACGCCGATGGTGCTCGAAACCGGGATGACTTGGCATCAGTCTGATGTAAAGCCAAACGAGGCGCAATTTTTGGAAACGCGCGTTCATCAGCGCCAGGAAATTGGCGCTATTTTTCATGTCCCGGAGCGTATGCTCGGCGAAGGCGGGAAGTCGAATCGGGCGACTGCGGAGCAGGAAGCGATTGAGTTCGTTCAATATACCCTGCGTCCATGGATCAAAGCCTGGGAGCCGGAACTAAAGCGCAAGCTATTCCCCAAGACCGGTCGGACTGCTGGGAAGTATTTTCCAGGTTTCTATTACCAGGATCTGCTGACGCCAGATGCGGAATCGCGAGGCAAGTTGATTGCCCTTCTGAAACAGTGGGGCATAGCTAATTCGGATGACATCCGGGAATTTTTCCTAGATTGGAATCCTATCAAAGGTCCGGCTGGGGAAACTTATTGGATGCCGGTCAACATGCAAGACGCCGCGCATCCGCTTGCAGCTAAGCCGGGAGACGGGCAGACGGCTGAGCCCAACTCTCCCGCAGCGGATGACAAGGCAGCCCAGCGCTATTCAAGGCTCTTTACCGATGCCTTTAATCGGCTTCAGGCACTGAATAAGCCGGATGCAAGGGACTTTCACCGGGCTTTCGCGCCGATTCTTATGACGATTGCGGATGCCGCTTTTGCATCGACCGAAGAGGCTATGGCTCCGCCTGAGGTTCAGGACCGCATCGGCGTCTACATTTCCGGGATGCACAAGCGTCTCGCCGGCGCAAAGGTCAGCGATGATGTGCTCGATAACGAATTCAGGATGGCAATCAACGCGGTCCGAGCGGCCGCGCGTCAGAACGGCACGGCAAAGCCGAGCCAGGAGGCAATCCAATGAAAGACAAACTGGAGCGGCGCCAAATCAAGGGAGATGTCCGATTGATTCGAGGCACCGATGGCTCCGCGGCTCACATCAAAGGTTACGCCTCCGTGTTCAACGTGGTCTACGATGTCGGCTGGTTCAAGGAAGTCGTTGCACCCGGCGCGTTCAAGCGCACACTAGCTGAAGGCGCGGCCGTTCGATGCTTTTTCAATCACGACGACAATTTCATCCTTGGCCGCACACCCAAGACGCTTTCCGTGAGCGAAGACAATATTGGACTGGCTTACGACTGCCAGCCGGCGGCCAACGAGCGGTCCCAGTTTGTTGTAGACGCCATTGAACGCGGCGACGTCGATGGGTCCTCATTTGGCTTCGTTGCTCGCAAAGATGAGTGGGCCGACGAGTTTGACGACAAGGGCAACTTTGTCAGCGCGACCCGCAAGATTCTCGATGCCGATTTGTATGACGTCAGTCCTGTCGTATCCCCCGCAAGCACAGCGACGTCCAGCTCCGTGCGTTCTCTCTGGCCCCATGGCATGCCCGATGATCTTGAGCGTCGGTCTAAACAGCTACGCAATGCAAGCTGCGAGTGTGAGTGCCCCGAGTGCCAAGACGGCGATTGCGAGAATTGCACCAACGAAGACTGTGAGGACGTTAACTGTGAAGGGCATGATCGAAGCGCGCAGCCCAAAGCCGTGACCAAACGGGCGGACGATGAAGACCTGCCGGCGGCGGCATTTCTGATCGTCGGAGGTCTCGCGGATATTCGCTCATGGAAGCTGCCGTGGAAATTCTCGACAGACGAGAAAACCAAAGCGCACTTGCAAAACGCCTTGGCGCGGTTCAAGCAGCTGAAAGGTGTGAGCGAAGAGAGCAAGGCCGCATCCTGGAGCAAACTCGTCTCACTCTGCAAAGAACACGATATCGAAGTTACCGAAGAGAACAGCGCAAAATATAAGTTGACCGCTGAGCAGTTTGCGGAATTTCAACCGGACTCAAGTCAAGATGAGCGCCGCCGTTTGCGTGCGCGAGCCATTCTCGCTTCTCTCTAAAAACAGTTTCGTAGTGCCCTGCCTTCCTGGCAGATGCGTAGCAGTCCTCGCCAAACCGGCGGCTGACTGGCGTGCGTGCAGTGAATCCCAAATCACACAGGAGACATCGCTATGACGCTAAAAGAAAAGCGTGAGCAGCGCGGAAAACTTGCCGCCGACATGCAAGCGCTCATCCCCAAAGAAGGCAGAATGTCTGCCGAAAATCAAACGAAATTCGACGCCATGGACGTTGAACAGGAAGCCCTGAAAGAAGAGATCGTCCGTGAAGAGAAGTCAAACGCGCTCGATACGGAATTGCGGGCCAGCCGCAAACCTCCCGAAACCGAACAGCCTGGCGGCGCGAAGGGAACCGAAGCGGAGCAGCAGGAAGAGAGAAAGCAAAAGCATCAAAAGGCGTTTCGTAGTTATCTCATCCACGGCAAGGATGAGATCACCGATGAAGAGCGCAAAGTCCTGTCCGAATACCGCGACATGGGAACCGGCGGCGGCAACGCCCTTCAGGGCTCCGGCGGCGGGTACTTCGTCCCGGTAGCATTCGTGAACGAGATTGAGCAAGGCATGAAGTATTACGGCGATATGCTCAACGTTGCCAAGATCATGAACACGGCAACTGGGCAGCCACTGCCTTACCCGATCTCTGACGATACCGGGACCACTGGTGAACTCGTTGGCGAAAACGTGCAGGTCACAATTGGTGATGTAACGCTGGGCAGCATCGTGTTTGGCGCCTACAAGTTCTCCACCAAAATGGTGAAGGTCTCGATGGAACTGCTTCAGGACAGCGCATTTGACATCGAAAGCTTCCTAAAAGAGCAGTTCTCCATTCGTCTGGGCCGCGTCCTGAACACCAAGTTTACAGTTGGCACGGGCACTGCGGAACCAAAGGGCATCATCACGGCGGCTGCGTCTTCTGGCGTGACTGTAACTGGCGACGACAACGCGACTACTCCGGCGCCCACGGTCGAAGTCGGCTACCTCGATCTCGTTGCCCTAGAGCACAGTGTGGACATCCTTTATCGCCGTGGTGCTAAGTTCATGTTCCACGACACGACACTGCGGTTCCTGAAGCAACTCAAAGACAAATACGGTCGCCCGCTCTGGGTGCCCGGCATGGCGACCAATGCTCCCGACACGATCAACGGCTATCCATACTCGATCAACAACGACATGGATCAATTGGCGGCCAGCAAAAAAACCGTGGCCTTCGGCCTGCTGGACAAATACCTGATCCGGCGTGTTCGCGAACTGGCTGTGTTGCGCCTGATTGAGCGCTATGCGGACCAAGGTCAGGTGGCATTTGTCGGGTTTGCGAGATACGACGGGAATCTCCTGGATCCCGCAACGCATCCAGTCAAATACTTGACTCAGCACGCCTAATCGCGATGCCTGACACGTTGTCGTCGAACTGACGCGACGCGAAAAATGGGCCGCGCGGCAACCGCGGCCCAGGCTATCTGGAAACAAATATGGCTCAAAACACCTGCACCATTTGCGGAGGTAAAATCCCTCTCGGCACGATTCACGTTTGTGCCGGGAAAGATCGGCAAGCTCCGGTTCTGGTGGACATCCTCAGCGAACTCAAACGAATCGGCGACCTGTTGGAAGACAAGCAGGCCGCAAGGCAACCGGCGCCGGGAACGGCCCAAACCAAAGCGCACATGCGCGAAAAGAGATAAGGGGAAAATACAATGGCTCTTGAACTAAAAACAACGTCTCCCGACGCAGGGACCTCAATCGCTGCCCTCGATTCGGCGCTGGAAGTCGATGCCGGAGATGCAACGATTGCGATCAAAAAAGGCAGAGTAGTTTTGTCGAAAAGCTCTGCTGCCGCCATCGCCCTGGCGGCACCTACGGCCGGGTTGCCTTCGGCAGGCGGCGATGACGGCCGCATACTGCAGATCGTTTCAATCACTGCGGCGGCGCATGTAATCACATCTTCGGTTCGTGGCTTCAATGGCAAGGGCAGCTCTGGAACGATCACATTCGCGGCAAACAAAGGCAGTGCCACAGACCTGATTGCCTATAACGGCGATTGGTACACCCTCGCGGGCATCGGCGCGACCGTAGCGTAACGTTCTTCCGCGTCCATAGCGCGATCCGGGGAGGCCATCCTCCGAACCTCCCCGGAATTTTTGCGAACTCCCAAAATGTCCTCTATCATCGTCGAAGTGGCGGCCGGGTCCGAGCCGCTTTCTCTGGCCGATGTGAAGGCGCAGCTGCGTCTTGGACCTTGGGATGATTCAGACCACATCACATCGGCTCTTGAATCGACCCGGTTGCGTGGACTGATAATCGCAGCGCGGGAATATTGCGAGACGTTCACCAGGCGGAGCTTCGTTACCAAATCCTACGTTCAGTATCTGGATTCATTCCCGTATTACACCGACACTATTATTAGCCAGCAGGCTTATCCGCCGGCCTACTATAGCCTGCCGCGGTACAGTACGACGCTTTGGAATTATTCGCAGATGATAAAGATTCTGAGGTCGCCTGTGATTGACGTGCACCACATCAATTACGTCGCTAGTGATTCCGGCCAAGTGAAATCGCTGCAAATCGGTTATCCGATGTGGTTCGCTTTCGAGACGTATGCCCTGAATGCGATCATTCGCGACGGCAATGGTAACCAGCAAATCTGCATAACGGCGGGCGTCACCGGAGCGGCAGCCCCGATCTGGGCGACGACGCCAACTGCTACCACGGCGGACGGTTCGGTGGGCTGGATGTGCGGGGCGGCCGCGCCTCAGCCGGATTACATCCTGGACAATTCTAATCAGCCCGGGCGCATTTTTCCGAGAGCGGGTCAATACTGGCCACCATGCATATATGTTCCGCGCGCTGTCCAAATTCACTTCACCGCTGGATTCGGCGATGCCTCGAAGGTCCCTGGAGCGATTAAGGTGGCCATGCGGCTGTTGATTTCTCTCTGGAATAAAGACGTCACTATGCAAAATCAGAAACTCCAGGCGGTTGACAAACTGCTGTGGAGCGAGCGAGTCGAAGATTGGGCACCGACGCGAGGCTAAGAAAGGGAATTATATACATGAGTAGAGCAGCACTGAAAACAAAAACAAAGGAGAACAATGGACATTCCACTTGAGGAACAGATAGCGCGAGTCTGCCACGAAGCCAATCGGGCGTACTGCGAAACCCTCGGGGATCAGTCTCAGCCGCAATGGGCTAACGCACCCCAATGGCAGAAAGATTCCGCGATTCAGGGCGTTCAGTTCCACCTCTCAGCTCACAAGGCTGGTAGCAAGCCACGCCCGGAAGCCTCTCATGAGAAATGGCTTGAGCAGAAGAGAAATGAGGGCTGGCAATACGCGCCAGTGAAAGATCCCGAGCGAAAACTACATCCCTGTTTCATGCCCTACGACGGCCTGCCAGCGGATCAGCGGATGAAAGACTACGTTTTCGGCTCCATTGTTCAGGCGTTCTTTGAGGGCAGTTCCTATGGAGCACTGTAGTTAAGTATATAAGTCCCCTAAGAAAGCTATGGACTGCGGTTCTGTATCCCGAACGCTAAGCCCGGCAACTTTAAGCGAATAAACAATGGCCAATCCCGTCGTTTCCGTCAGCGTCACTGCCGGAGGCTCGGGCTATTCGTCTGCGCCTGCGGTTTCGTTTGGTGGACCAGGGAGCGGAGCGGCGGCAACGGCGGTGGTTTCGGGCGGGGCGGTCGTAGCGGTTGTCATCACGGCTCCCGGAAGTGGCTACGTCTCGGTTCCTTCTGTCTCGTTCGGAGGTCCTGGGACACTCGCAACGGCTCTTGCCAGCGTTGCTCCTGATCTTTGTACTCTTGCGCAGGTCAAGGCATGGCTGACGATCACGCAAACAACGGAAGATACGTTGCTTCAGAATCTCGTGTCGGCCGTAAGCTTCGACTTCCTACGCGAGATCGGGCGCCCAGATTTCTATCCGGCCGGAGTCTACTCGGAGATCAGAGAGGGCGACGGCGGAGATCGGATGGTCATGAGGCATTGGCCTATCAATTCTCTGTCGGCAGTGTTGGTCAATTCGGCTTCTTTCCTGGCATCGGCTTTTGTGGACACAGACTTGGACCCGGAGCGGCGCTTCGAGTTGTATCTGAGCGGGAAGGTCTTCGCGGATGGTGGGGTCATACAGGTCACCTATAACGCTGGATATGTAACCCCGCCACTCGACGCCGCGCAAGCCGTGGGCGAGTGGACCGCGTATCGGTATAAGTCTCGTCAGTGGATTGGACAGACCTCAAAGCACATGGCGCAGGGCGAAACGGTTTCCACGCCTGATGAGGATATGCCCGCCACGGTAAAGCGGGTAATTGAGCGCTATCGCCGATATGACCCGCTGCAATCTCCTCCTGAAAGAACGCCAGAAATGGCTACCACGGCAACCAACAAACGAAAATGATCCTCTTCTCAATCGATCAAAGCTCCGTCGATGCGACGGTGGCCAATATCGATCACGTCAAAGAGAGGGTGCTGGTTGGGATACGTCTGGGGATGAGAGACGGAATCCGAGCGCTTGCCCAGGCGGAAGCGGATGCGGTTGCTTCACGCACCAAATCTGGTTACCTGGAAGAAATTCTAGGCCGCGCGGGAAGGGTGATCGAAACCGAAGACAAGATCACCGCGATCTACCGTCCGCGTGCGCAGGGGAAGCAACCTCACTACTGGCTGGAATACGGTGCGCACGTCCCGGCGGTTGCCGACAAGCTGATGGCCATGAACATCGCCGGTCAGCTCATCTATCGGATGGGGCATAAAGCATTCGATATTTCAGCTAGACCGTTCTTTTTTCAGACGGCAGACAGCTTTAAGTCTGAGTTTTTCCAGCTTCTCCAATGTCGGGTCAACCAAGCATTAACAGCATGAGCATCGACCGCGAGGCCATCTATGTGGCTTTGTTCGCGCTCATTCTGTCCAAACTGGGATCAACGTTCGTCACGATCAGCAGGCGCCACATCATGCCGCCGGATCTCAGCCCGGCTCAGCAGCCGGCGCTTTTCATATGCATGGACAAGGAATCGAGTGCTCCGCAACCGCGCGGAACGGGTGGCAAGTTAAGTCTTTCGGTCTCTCTGTTCATTTACTGTTACCAGCCGGCCACAAATGAGGCACCGGGAACAGAAACATTCTTAGCGTCTAGTCAGCTCAACGGGCTATTGAAAGCGATTGACGACGCGCTGGCTACTCCATCCAATATTCAAACTCTTGGCGGGTTAGTTTCTCATTGTTGGACAGCCGGAGACACATTAATCGATCAAGGCATCTTGGGACAGCAGGCAGTGGCGATCGTCCCGCTCAACATCCTGGTTCCGTAAACCAGATATGTCACACATAAAAGGAGAAAAAGTAAATGAGCATTATCCAATTCGGAACCGGTGTTCTTTTTGCGGTACCGAACGCAGGGAACATGGCTGCAAATCCTACGCCGTATAAGCTCGGCATCTTGCAGGAAATCGCAATCGACTTCAAAGGGGATCTGAAGAAGCTATACGGCCAATATCAGTTCCCTGTTGCAAAGGCGCGCGGCAAGATCGAAGTTGGCGGCAAGGCGAAGTTCGCGACGCTCGATCCATCCATGCTCAACCAACTCTATTTCGGCCAGGCACAAGCCGCCGGGATGACCATTCTGGCGGTTGAGGAAACGGATTCTATCCCTACCACTCCATTCGCTGTAACCGTCACCAATGCGGCATTTTTTGTCACCGATTATGGCGTATCGTTTGCGCTTACGGGCGTGCAACTGACTAAGGTTGCTAGCGGTACTCCGACTACCGGGCAGTACAAAGTAGATGCCGCGACCGGCATTTACACATTCGCCGCTGCCGATACCGGGTTGGCGGTGCTCATCAGCTACACATATACCAGCGCTTCGCGCGGCACTTCGATTACGCTCTCCAACCAGTTGCTCGGATACGCTCCGGAATTTCGGGCGTTCATCTTCAACAATTTCCGCAACAAGCTATTCGGGCTGGAATTGTATTCCTGCACCATGGGCGCAATCTCCATCCCGACAAAACAGGAAGATTTCTGGATTTCGGATATTTCCTGGGACGCCGGGGTCGATGCCAGCAACACGCTTGGCAAGCTCTTCTCTGATCTGAGCTAAGGACTCGCATGACCAGGCGAAAAAGTATCGACATAGACGGGGCGGTCTTTATGATTGCCCCGTTGACCGTGGAACAGGTCGAAGATTATCTGGGACGAACCGTAGAAGACCGGGCCACACTGATGGGAAAACTGCTTCCCGTGGGGATGTACGATCTCGTTGCCGCCGGACTGAACAACGCTGCTCCTGCGATCAACGGTGACGGGCCAGTCTGGAACAAGGACCGGATCAGGAAGGAACTCGATCTGATATCAGTCGAGCGCCTTTTCGAGGAAATCCTCATATTCTCCAAGATGAAGCTTGTCAAGGTTGAGGAATCACCGGGGGAAGCGATGGCGGCGGCCCAGGCGTCGCCGGAGTTATCTGTCAACTCGTAACCGCTCTGTGTTGGAGTTTTGAGCAGGTCAGAGCGATGCTATGGCCGGATGTTGTTGACCTGTTCGAGTACTGGAAGTTGCATCCTCCAGCACACATGATCCTGGGCGCGGTCCATCTCAAACAGTCCAAGGTTCCTATGAAGCGAATCTCCGAAGCCGAGTCGATGGCGCAACTCGCGGAAGTATCCGCTATTTTCGGCCAAGGGGCGGAGAAACTTCCGTCTCATCTACGCAATATGGCTGAGTGGGCATTGTCCGAGCAGAACAAGCTGCAAACTGTCGTTAATTAAATCTGATGGCTACCGGCAACATTCTCCAAATCGCCGCCGAAGTTTCGGTGGACACGCTAAAAGCGGGGATGGAGTCCTCCGTATCCTCTGTAAAAACTGCCGCGGCCGGCATGTCGGATGCATTCAAGCAACTCGCCGCAGAATCAGAAGAGGCCACAACCAAAATAAGCAACGGATGGGTGACTGCTGCTGGTGCCTCGGTAGAACTAAGCAAAGCCAAGGACCAAGTCCGATCCGCGTCACGGGCCGCCAAGCAAGCCGAGGACGACGAGAGGTCATCGCTTGCCGTGCTCGCCGTGGCGCAGCAAAGGGCTGCGGAGGCCGCCAAACAACTGGCCGACGCTCACAAGGCAATCGAGGAAGCTTCCAATAAGGGAGGCGGCGCGGCATCGCGCTTTGGCGAGCTGCTGAAAGAATTCGTCGAGCGCCCAATGGCGACGCTGGGCGATATCGCTAAGGAGGGGGCTACCAGCTTCGGAGCGGTGGGCATTGCGGCGGTAGGCATCACCGGGGCTTTCGTAGCGGCTGGATACGAAGCAGTCCACCTCGTGGGGGAATTCGGAGAAGCCACGCGCCAGGCCGAGAATTTGGCGAATCGCCTGGGTATCACCACGGCGCAGGCGCTTCAGTTGTCCGCGGAGGCAAAGCTCGTTGGGGTCGAGGTTTCGTCGCTGGCAACGGCTTCCTTCCGGCTCGGCGCTGCTTTGGAGTCACCAACGGGCGAGGGGAAGAAGGCGGCGGATGCCCTTCACCAGCTCGGCGTTCAGATGTTCACGGCAACCGGAGAGAGCCGGGAACTTGGCCCAGTGCTCCTGGATACGCTGGAAGCGCTGTCACGCATCACCAACGAAGCCGAGCGGGCCGCCATCGCACACGTGATTCTCGGCCGGGCATCGAAAGAAATTATCCCGCTCATTAAGAATCATCAGGATCTGAAGCAGATTGTCCGGGAATTGGGCGTCGGACTGGACGAGGAAGAGACCGCGGCGCTTATGAGGGCCGATAAAGCGGCCAGACAACTTGGGCTGACGTGGGAAGAGACAAAGCGCACGCTCGCGGCGAAGATAGCGCCCATCGTCGTTCCTATTCTGATGGAAGTTACTCAGAGTTTGAAGGGCGGTGCCGCTCCGGACAATCCAAAAAATCCAGTTGTCCCTGATCCCTACGCGAACGAATTGCGCACAACCACAGAAGCCATGGCGAAGATGTCCGCTGAGCACCGGGCCAAGATCATCGATGCCACTGCAAAGGCCGTGGCCGAAATGCTGGCGCCCATCGCTGAAACGGCCGAACTGGCCGCGGCATTCAAGCGCACGTTCGATGCCAGCAAAGAGGGTCTGGAGGCACAACTCAAATCAATCAAGGAAGAACGCGGGAAGCTCGCGGCAGTCCTGCAATCCGGCGCAATTATAGACCCCGGAACCTACGAGGCCAAGCAATCGGAATACGACAAGCTCACGGCAGACCAAGGCCGAATCGAAGCGCTGCTCAAGAAGGGCAAAGACAACAGCTATCAGCTAAATCAACTTGAACTGTCTCGCCAGGAGGCCCACCAGAAGGCGCTGTTCGAACTCCAGCGGGATCGCGTTGACGCCGAAGCGAAACTCGGCCAGATTACCGTAGATCAGAAGTTCGTGCTGGACCAGCGCATCGCGGATCAGGAAATAGCGGTTGTGCGCGATCTCAATAGCCGCAAGCTGGCTCTCGCTCAGGCCGATCCCGATAAGGGCGCAGCCAGCGCGAGGATTCAGAATGAACGCCTGGAGCTCGATGATGCCTACACCTTGAAAACGCAGCGCAACGCCGAGGCCATTCTCGAAGCGAAAAAGCGCATCAATGCAGAGGAAGAAAAAGACCTCAATAAGCTCATGGAGGAAATGGAAAAACTCCGCGAGAAGGAACTGCTGGCCGCACAGAAAGTGGCCAATGAGCTGAATCTGGAGCGCGCCCGCGCTCATGAGATCGAACTCCGAGGAGAGGAAGCTCACCAGGGAGCGCTGGCCAATCTGAAGAAAGTAGACCTGGAAAATCAACTCATCCTTCACCAGCTTACGAAGCGACAGTACGACGCGCTGCTGCTGGAACTGGAAAAGATGGAGAGGGCACATCAACTGCGCGTCCTCAATGATGAATTGTTGAGCCTGGATATCAGCGCCAAGAACTATCTGCAAAGCAAACAGGGCGTACTTAGCAAGATCCAGGCGCTTGAGGACAGGGCCGCGCTGGAGCAAGCCAAGATTGCGCAGGACACACTTAAGCTGCAGCAAGGGGCCTATGCCAAGGTGTTTGATCCGATTGCGAGAGCCACGGAGCAGAACGTCATGGCTATGCTTCGCGGCCAAGAGACATTGCGACAGGGCATGGCGAAGATCGGTCAGGATATCCTGCTCGACTGGATTCAGATGCTCGCGCGCAAGCTATTGATGCAGGCTGAGCATGCGGCGATTGGGTTGTTACTCCACACTGGCACCAAAGAAGCGGAAGTTGCGGTTGATGCAAGTGCGGCTGCACAATCCATTGCAATCAGTGCGGCATCGAGCATCAAGGAAGTTACCCATGCCGCTGCCGCAGCAGCCGCGAAAGCCTATCAAGCGATGGCCGGTATACCGGTTATAGGTCCTGCTCTAGGTGCGGTTGTCGCTGCCGCAACATTCGTCGCCGTGGAAGGCTTTGGGGCGCTGATCTCGGCGGAACGGGGCGCGGTTGTTCCTTCGGATAGCTTAGCGCTACTCCATGCGAATGAAATGGTTCTGCCGCGCGCTGAATCGAAGATGATTCAAACCATGGCGGCGGGAGGTGGCGGCGGCCAGGAGATGCACTTCCACTTTGCTCCAAATGTCAATGGCATCGATGGCCCCAGCATCGACCGGATGCTCGACACACATGCCAAATCATTCGTGAGAATGGTGAAACAGCAATTTCGCAACGGAGCGTTCGCGTGAGTAACGCAGTGTATCCAGCCCTGCCGGGCCTCACATATCCGGTAGTTCGGCGCATCATCTTCTCGACGAATATCCAACGCTCGCTATCCGGACGTGAGGTCCGCGTCGCCAACTACGCTGCACCGCTCCGAGAGTGGGATGTCCCATATGAGTTCGTCAATGACAACGACTATCATAAGAACGGTGATGCCTTCGCCTTCACTCTGCAAGCACTCTGTGGGTTCTTTGAAGCTCGCTATGGCGGATTCGATTCATTCCTGTATCTCGATCCCGACGACAATTCCGCTACCGACGCGCAGATAGGGATCGGCAACGGGTCAAACAAGAACGTCCAGGTTGGACGTGACCTCGGCGGCGGAGTGCTGGAGCCGCTAACCGATGTCACGAGCCTCACGGTCAAGATCAATGGATCATCCACGTCGGCATACACAATCAGTTCGACAGCGCTCATCACGTTTACCTCGGCGCCGGCGAATGGCGCTGTAATTACGGCTTCGTTTTCGTTCAAATACCGCGTGGTCTTCAACGATGACGCTCTGGAATATTCGAGTTTCGCAAGCCACTTCTACGAGTTAAAGAGAGTGCCCTTGCGCCAGGTTCGCTCGTAACACGAACTGAGGTGACTGAAATGCTATCACGCTTAAACGGCCACAAAACCTACATCCTGGCCGTCTTGGCCATCGCTTACGCGATCTACGGCTGGTTGGTCCTGGGCACGCTGCCCCAGAACGACGCCATCGACATCATCTTCGTCGCGCTAGGCGCCGGATCTCTGCGGCACGGGATAACGACCGCCGGGAAGTAAAACCATGGAGACTTGGGGACAGTGGTTCCGGAGAAGGATCGACGAAGCATGGGAGTTCGGAGCCTCACACTTCAATATCCTCCTTCTGTTTTCGTGGGTAGTGTTTATGCTCTTCTACGTCCTCCACGTTTCGCACCACGAAAACGATGCGGAGATGCTGAATTGGAGCCGCGAGGTAACCGCCGGTGTGATCGGTGCGCTGCTGGGCATGCTGACCGGAATGGGGATGAATCTGGCCCACCAGAATACAGTAAAGCCGCCATCACTACCCCCACCTGTTTCCGGGTTATCAACTGATGGAAAAGGTATCGCTTAAGTGCTAGGGTGCCAAATTGTCATGTCGTAGTCAATGTCGCAATGACTAATCGAAATACCTCCATCCCATGTGGATACTGCGCATAACTGGGGCTGTTTGGCTGCTCACTGTTTTCGTGCTATGGGTCTGGGGTCAGAGCAATTCCCGGGTCGTTGACGATTTGATACGTGCGCACCAGATGACGCGGGAACGTCAGCTCATCAACGAAGAGAAAATTTCTTCGCTGGAGAAACAGAGCAAGGAACTTGAGAGAGCCTTAGATCTGAACCGCACGGTCACGCAACAGGTGGTTAACGACATCACGTTTTTGCGCGGAATCATGATTGGCTTCGGAGGTTTAATGACCTTTCTTCAGTTCATGACAGTGGTCGGACAGTATCGATTCGGGGCCAGAAAGCAGACAAGGGATAACGAGTGAAATCCGCCAGCACAGCACTCCAGAATTTCTTGTTGGCCGTGCCATCGCCGAACCAAAACTTCTTTGTGGCGGACCTCTTCACGTTTACACTGCTGGATTCAACTGTGATTCGCCTCGACAGCCTTGGGGTGGATATCCCTTTTGGCGGGCAGACATTCTCGGGGACAGGCGTCCAAATCAAGCGCTCAGATATATCAAACACGATCGGCTTGCAAGTCAGTTCCATCGATATCGACATCATCGCAAATGCGTCGGATCAGCTTCATTCGCAGCCACTCTTGGCTCAGATTGCAGCCGGAGCTTTCGATGGAGCGACGGTTCGGGTAGAACGGGTATTCATGCCAACACTTGGGGATGTCTCCATGGGCAGTGTAGTTCTCTTTGCTGGTACGGTATCGGACATCAGCGAGATCGGACGAACTCATGCACGCATTACTGTCAAGAGCCTGATTGAACTGCTGAATATTCAATTGCCGAGAAATCTGTACTCGCCGGGATGCCGCCACACGCTTTATGATGCCGGCTGCACGCTCGCCGCTTCGGCTTTTACGTTTAATGGAACGGTAGGCTCCGGGTCCACCACGATCACGATCCCGAGCGATCTTACGAAGCCCGGCCCACTGGCGGCTCCATCTTCTGCTCCGACCCTGAGCGCGGTCACAAATACTTCGGGAGTTAATCTAAGCATCCGGAGCTATTTCGTCGTGGTGACGTATTACGGGGCCGCTGGGGAGTCGAGCTATTCTGTGGAAGCTTCTATCGCGCTGAACTCAAACCAGACGCTTCATGTGGCCTCGCCTTCGTCTGCGTCAGGGGCGAACGGATGGAATGTCTACGTTGGATTCTCCCCTGGAGACGAGCAGCGCCAGAACGGGAGCGGTATTGCCATTGCGACCGCGTTCGATGAGCCAGCAACCGGCATAAAGCAGGGCGTCCCACCGCCGGCCATTGCAACCGGAGGTTATTTCGCGCAGGGGACAGTGAAATTCACATCTGGCATCAACAACGGCCTCGTCCGGGTGGTACGGCAGTATTTTGGAAACGGCACGCTCGTGATTTACGCTCTCCCGCAGGCACCCGCACCCGGTGACACATTCACAGCTACGGCTGGGTGCGATAAGGCTCTTAATACATGTGATAGCAAGTTTGCAAATCATGTCCATTTTGGCGGTGCTCCATGGATTCCGACGCCAGAAGCCGCGGCATAAACATGGTATGGGAAAGTCTTACAATCGCTGAGCAGCGTGAGAAATGCCTCGCGGAAGCCAGACGGTGGATCGGCACGCCATTCCACCAGGGTGGACGAGTATTAGGAGCGGGGGTAGATTGCGGCCAACTACTGTGTGCGGTTTATGCCGCTGCTGGTGTTCCAGTCCCGGCCGAAGTCGGCCACTGGCCACATGACTGGCATCTGCATGCAGGAGATGAGCGGTACCTCGATTTGCTGGGCCAGTTCGCGCGAGAAGTTCCTGGGTTTCCCGAGCCTGGAGACATCGTGCTCTTTCGCGTCGGAAGGCTTTACAGCCATTCGGGAATTGTGATCGCCTGGCCGCTGATCGTCCATGCCCATTGGATCAGCGGGGTAGAGTTGGCCGACGCTTCTAAGGCCCCATTAGAGAGGCGCGGCGCGCGTTTCTTTCGTCCGAACGATTGGCTATGAGCTTTTGGTGGGCCAGCAGTTCAGACCTTGCCGCGCTACGAGCAGAAGTCCAAGCCGGATTCGCGGCGCTGACAACTTTGATAGGAGCTAAATTCGCATCTATGACACCGGAATTGCAAGTACTCACAGATCAAGTAACGAAGAATACGCAACTTGAAGCGTCGGCGGTCCAACTGATTCAGGGCTTGGCGGAGAAGTTTGCCGCTGCCGCCGAAGATCCCGTGCAGGTGAAGACCTTGGCCGACAGTTTATCGGCAAGCGCGACGGCACTATCCGCAGCCATCACCGCGAATACGCCAGTAGCCCCGCCTGCTCCCGCCCCTGCGTCTACCACTTGAGGCGCAGAGAAAGGGAAGGCGGGGCTGGCTGCCAGAGCACAGTATGATGCTTCGCCTTCCTTTAATGTTGTCAGACGAAATGCCGTGGTCACTTTTCTACTTCTCATGAGTCTTTTCGGTTCACACGCCACGAACTCGCAGCTCAACAACAAACTTGTCGGCTACCGTGTCCAGACCTCTCTCTACGGCACAGTTGTCCCAATTCTTTATGGCCAGACGAGGCTCGCCGGAAATACGATTTGGGTCAATGATTGGCAAGCGATACCCATAAGTTCCGGTGGGAAAAAGGGCGGGAGTGGCGGGAAAGGCAAAGGTGGCGGAGGTTCCTCCCAACAGTATGACTACAAAACTGCCATCATCATCGGCCTATGCGAGGGTCAAATCCTCGGCGTCCGCAACGTCTGGTACAACCGAACCCGGCTTGCGCTTGGCACATCGACAGAGCCGTATACAATCCCCGGTGGCGGCGGGACGTATCACCCGGCGAACGAAGCAAACCTTCTCATCGATCACGGCGTAGCCGGTGCGCATTCCTACAGCCAGAGCGCGAACGATTATGGATCGCCGGGGTCGGTTACGCTTTCTGGGACGCAGCAGATACCCCTGGTGCCTACTAGCGGAACACCAGGAGTCGGCCAATACAAACTGAATCTAGATGGCTCCTACGACTTTGCGGCGGCTGATGCTGGTCTGCAAGTCCAAATCAGCTACTCTTGGGTCATCCCTAATGCCGACGGGTCGCTGAACAATCCGCTCGGCAATCTCGCCTTCTCTCTGTTCACCGGGGCGCTCGGACAGTCGCCTTGGCCCTACCTGAGCAGTCATCATCCCGAGCAGGCCATCGGCTACAGCGAACTAGCCTACATCGCCAACGAAGCAATGGACCTTGGCTCCTCTGGAGCAATCTCTAATCTGTCTCTTGAGATTGCCGGACTTTTGCAATTCGGTGGCGGAATCGTTGACGCTGAACCGTCGATGGCGGTTTACGATTTGCTCAGCAATCCGCATTATGGCGCTGGGTTCCCGTCCGCCTCAATTGGCGATCTCTCCAAATTCTCCGCTTATTGCAAAGCCAACAGCCTCTTTATTTCCCCCCTTATCGACACCCAGCGCTCAGCCTTGCAGTGGATTGGCGACCTGTGCCTTGTTGGGAATACGGTCCCGGTTTTCTCTGAAGGGTTGCTAAAGTTTCGGCCCTATGGCGATACCACGGCAATCGGAAACGGCGCGACCTTTACGCCCGATACTCAGCCGATCTACGACCTCGGCGACGATGATTTTCTAGACCAAGCCGGGCAGGACCCGGTCATCGTCAATCGTCCGACTGTGCGGGATGCCTATAACCAGGTTCTTGTCGAGTGGCTGAATCGCGGCAACGGCTACAATGCAGAGACGATAGACGAAAAGGACGATGCAGCCATCGCGGTTTACGGGTTGCGGCCGGCCTCGGTTCTCCAGCTCCACGGGATCACGACGCATGACGTAGCCGCGAAGGTCGCGAACACCGAACTCGCCAAGTCCGTCTATGTTCGCAATCAATACACGTTCCGGCTGGGTTGGCAATATTGCCTTTTGGAACCGATGGATCTGGTGACGATTTCTGATCTCTACTTGGGCCTCAACAAGCAGCCTGTTCGCATTCTGTCAATCGACGAAGACGAGCAAGGCACGCTGAGCATCACGGCTGAAGAGTTCCCATGGGGGACGGCTACGCCTACGCTTCACCCAAAACAGGGCACATCTTCATTCGGGCCAGGATTCTTTTCCGATCCTGGGATGACCAACGCTCCAACATTTTTCGAGCCTCCGGATCAGATGACAAAGAAGCAGGGATTCGCTCTTTGGATCGGCCTGAGCGGGGCTGTGAATTGGGGCGGATGCTCCGTCTTCATGTCCACCGATAACGCCACCTTCGAAAACATCGGCATGCAGAATGGACCTTCTGCCATGGGCGTTTTGACTGCATCGCTGGGGGCGAACGCCGACCCCGATACGACGCACACGCTTTTGGTAGACATGACGATGAGCGGAGCGAAGCTGGCATCGTTCACCCAAGCGCAGGCGGATGGCTTTCTGTCCCTGGTTCTGGTGGACGAAGAGATTATCGCCTACGAAACGGCGACACTCACCGCACCGGACAAGTACGACATTACTTACCTTCGCCGCGGCGTATTCGGAACTCCGATAGCGGCGCACACAATTGGCTCCACGTTCTGCATGCTTGATGCTTCGATGTTTGCGTACCGCTTCGACGTGACGGATATAGGGCAAACCAGATATTTCAAGTTCGCCAGTTTCAATAAGACCGGCGCGCAACAGCAGAATCTTTTCGTTCTGAGTTCCGTCTCCTATGTTCTCAACAATCCTAATCCGAGGCGGATAACGGCAAGTTGTACGCAGTTGCCCGGTGATTCTTTGGTGTTGGCCGATGCAACTGCTGGCTCTATCGTCTACACGCTGCTGAAGGCGGAGATTGAGATCGGGGACAGGATCACAATACAAAAAACGGATAACACTTCGAATCATGTCACGATTGCCGCCGCCGCAGGCGACACGATAAATGAACTATCCACCCTCATATTGAGTGAGCCGCAACAAGAGGCCGAAATTCTTTCAAATGGTTAGCTGATGGGACGCTGGACTGTTTTAACCGGACCTGGTTCCGGCACAACGCCCGAAGTCGTTGGCGCCCCCACCTCCGTCGCGCTTAGTCCATTACCTGGAGGGTGGGCGTCGAATCCCCGGTATCGTGTTGGCGACGACGGTGTCAGTCAGTATGTTGATGTTTCAATCCGAATCACTCCAGCCAACGATATTCACGTAGCCGGATTCGACATCGTGATAGACAAAGCGACGGGAGTCCTGACTCCCATTACGGGGTTCTATCCCTATACGAACTTGGTTCCTGCTACGCAGGACTTCGTCGTTACTGCCGAGCGACCTCTGATTACTCAGACCTGGGTTTACGTGGTCGCCACGCGGGGTGACAACGGCGCTTTTGATCCTCCAGATGAAAGTATCGCGGCTACCAAGGTTTCCGTTTCGGTCACTGGATATTCGCCCGGAACCGGGGCATCGGGAGGCGTCACCGGCTTCACAGTGACAATTGTCAATGATGCCACTTCTCCGGTCCCGCAATTTCATTTCAAGTACACGTTCACTCCGCCGGCATCTGATCCGAATTTCTACGGCCTGCGCATTGAGATGATTTTCTGCGATGATCCGGCGACTCATGGCGGAAGCTATGTTCCATCGGCGGGGGCTACCTACTTCCTCGTAGCCGATCCGGTGACGGTTTCTCCAGCCGAAGAGATCGGCTGGCATGTGCGAGGGTCGGTAGGCTCCTGGGTGCTGGCCAAAGCCACGCCGGTCAACAAGCTGGACATTCCGAATGCTGCTGGTGCGGTGACCTACGGGTTTGCGCTGACTGCGGCTGGCGGCGGTCCACTTCCGGGCAATGGCCCAGCTTCAGCGGTAAGTGGCTTCTCGGTAGTGATTGTCAGCGATTCCGCTTCTCCAGTTCAGCAGGCGCATTTCAAGTTTCTGTTCACGGCTCCGGCTGATCCGAACTGGGCCGGCCTTCGAATCGAAATGATTCAATGCGACAACCCGAGCTTGCATGGCGGCAGCTATGTTCCGGCTTCCGGTGCTGCCTATTTTCTTGTCGTTGAATCGGCTACAGTATCGCCCGCCGAACAGTCCGGTTGGTGGCCTCGTGGCTCTCTTCAGGGGTGGTTCATTGCAAGGGCGATTCCACTCAATCAGCTCTGGCAGCAGAACGTCGCTGCGGCAGTGACATACAATTTCACGATCACGCCAGCGACCGGCGGGCGTATTCCCGATAATAATCCGCCTGGAGCAGTCACCGGATTTACAGTCACGATCATCGACGATCCTAACTCCCCGACTCCGCAATTTCATTTCAAGTACACATTCACGCCGCCGGTGAGCGATCCGAACTTCGTCGGGCTTCGAGTGGAGATGATTTTCTGCGATGACCCGGCGACCCATGGCGGAAGTTATGTGCCATCTGCTGGGGCTGTGTACTTCCTGGTAGCCGATCCAGTTCTTACGTCGCCTGCTGAAGAAACTGGCTGGCACGTAAGAGGCTCGCTCGGTTCCTGGGTGCTCGCTAAAGCGACGCCGGTAAATGCGCTGGACCAGCCAAACTATTCCGCATCGGTTACGTTCGGTTTTGCGCTCACAGCATCGACTGGCGCGCGGCTGAATCAGGCCGATCTGAGTACGGTGGGCGCTGGTATCAAAGTCGCTTCATCGAAACTCCAGCTTGACGCAGGCAATGGCATCACGTTTAGCGGGAATTCCGCCACGCTGAACCTAAGCTCCCCGCTTGGCCTCTCTGGTTCGCAAGCCACGGTAATGCTGGGCACGATTCAGTCCACGCATCTAGCCGCCGGCTCGCTTGGCGATTTGTCGAAGTACGCTTCGGATAAGCGTCCTGTTGTTGTAGTGAGTTCAAATCCTGGGCTTCCGAATGCCAGTTACCCTGTTGGTGCCATCATCTTCAATACGGGCGATGGAAAGTTGTACCGGAATGTGGCGAATGTATGGAGCAAGGGTACCGATCCGCAGGACCTCATTGCCGGAACGATTGCGGCGGGAGTCGCGTACCTGGGGACGGTCACGGCAGGTCAGGTGACAGCGGGTGCCTTCAATGGCATTACTCTTGTCCTAAACCTCAACGGGATCACGACCACCATCAACAACGCGACCTCAGGACTTGGGCCGGCAGGTCTTCAAGTTGCCATAAACGGGAGCAACCAGAAAGGTCAACTAACAGCGCAGGCCCTACAGTTTCTAAACACCGTCGCCGCCAGCTCGGTGCTGCTCTATGATTCAGGTGGCACCGGAGGCAGCCTCTTGCTCTATCCGCCGGGCGGCGCATCAACGTCTCTAGCCTTAATAGCAGGCAACGGTAGCGGTGCGACGTTCGACATGTACGGATCGTCTTCCTACATCCATCTCAACAACGGCGGCAACATCACCGTTTTTTCTGGTGGATACATCGACGCCTACGGCGGTTTTCGTGTGGGCGGGACTACTCGAATCAACGCAAATGGCGGTCTGATGCCACGCCAGCCAGGAAACTTTGCCAGCCTTGCGGCTCTATCAACGTCGCTTGGAGCTACATGGCTGCCTGGAGAAATGTTTGAGTATTTCGACACGACGCTCTTAAAGCAGTGTTTGGCATTTAAGGACAACCTCAGTGGTCTGCATCGCTGGGTAGAAAGCTAAATTATGGAAAACCTTTTGACCTTCACGGCTAATGAGCGGGTCATCGTTGAACGCGAATGGGCGCGGTTGAGCCTGATCCTTCAGACCATCGCAGATGTCCATGGAGTGCCGGGAATCTGGGCGCTTGCTGCGGATCGCTCTGGTTTTACGGCGCTCCATACGATGCAGATGTTGTCTGATCTATCCGAGAAGATGGAGGTGGCCGCTGGAGAGGCGAGCAAACTGAATGGACTTGCCTCTTCTGCTGGATCTCTGCTGGACCAACGGACCAGAACATGACCATCGAAGAAACGAACCTGCGCACGGCTGCGGATTCCTACTTGGCCGCAAATGCAGAGGCCGTAGGATCAGCAGCAGCCATTTTGTTTGATGAAGCGCAACAGCGTGCGAATACTGCCGAGATTGCCAAAAATCCCCCGCTACCGGCGGCACTCACAACCGCGAATTGGGCATCCCTGAAAGCATATCTCACAGATGGCGGGGGGATGACGGACTTGATGAAAGTTTGGACTGCCACGGACGGATTCCTGACGAATGACCAGCAGGGCAATTTTTTCCGAGGTGTTCTTATGCTCTATAAGACGCTACGTCGTAACCGCACTGGAACTTAAAAAGGGGGAAAGAAATGAACGTATCATTCGCCGGATCTAGCCCGGACAACAATGTGACGCTCGCGCAAGCGCGAGACGTACAGGCCCGCATGGCCAAATTGAAAATGAGCGGGCTGATTATCGCGTTTGGCCCGATGCAACCCACCACTTTCCCGTTTGCGATGAACGGGGTGTACATGGAGGAGGACTTGATAGACGCCGGCATAGACCCCGACGTGGACCAGATCAACGCTTATATCAAGGTCCGCGATACCGGGGCGAAGGGTCCACCCACTCCGTATCAGTCGATATATCGGGGTGTGGAACTTGCGGCGGCGCTGAAGAGGCGTTTAGACCGTGGTGGCCCGGCTGACCTTGACCGCATTCTGGTAAGCGTTTATGGGTGGCACGCGGACCTAGCGGCCTTGACCGCTGATATTAAGACTAGTCTCCCTCCTGGCAAGACGCTCACGCAGGTCATGCAAGGGAAGTAGCAACCATGTCGCGCGGCGCGTCTCTCGAACAGGACCATTCTGAGACGCCGCCCGAGCAACGCTTCGCCGAACTGCGTCAAGAACTCAGCGAATTACTGGGCCGCAGCTATTGGGATGTAAACGCCATGCCTCAGATTTACGAAGCGCTCGACGTGAAATGTTGCCGGATGGCGGCGACATGCCAGAGGCTCATCGGGATTCGCTAAGGAGTGGGAAATGAAAACGATTATCTCAGTGTTTCTGTTCTGCCTGAGCATTCAGGCTCAGGTCAATGTGTTGTTCACTCCAGAGAGCGGGACCGCCACCGCTGCCAATTTCGGGAAGGGCAAAGGCGTCGGGATTTGGACCGTGATGCTCTCCAACGAAGGGGCCGCCCGCGTGATTCTATCCGCTGAAAAAGTGTATATGGCGGCTCCGGGCGTTCCGTGGTTCGGGCCAAATCGCGCGCAGCTCCTTCTGACGAATCGTTATGAAAACAAACCGCGGAACAAGGTGGCAAGGCTGTTGACCTTCGGGGCGGATAACGCCGAAGCCACGGCTGGGGCGGTAGCTGTGATGATGGCCGGTAAGGTGATTGCTGCCTCGACTGGCTGGCAGGTTGGCATCACGGCTGCGATTCCCGTGTTCCACAAAGTAGCGGCCCTCATCAATCAGACGGAGCCTCCGCTTGCTGGATTGTTCGGGACGGTTCTTATGGCTCCAGTGACTCTTGAGGCCGGCGCGGGTGCGACGTTTACTGCATTCGCCAGCACATTCCCTAGCCCGAAGCCCGTGGCTGCAACAATCCTCCCTGCGGCCAAATAGCCATGACGAAAGACGAAATCATAGCGCAGATCACTGCGGTCGCGCAACAGCATGGCATCGACCCGGTAATAGGCATTCGGCAATGCGAAAAGGAATCGAGCTTCAATCCGGCGGCGCTGAACCATGCAAGTGGGGCATGCGGACTATTTCAGTTCGAGCCAGCCACCGCCACGGAGCTGGAATTCGATCCGATGGACCCGCAGGCCGCGATTGAAGGTTGGGGAAAGTATATGGCGTGTCTGCTGGCTCACTTCGGTGGCGACATCAGCAAAGCGCTGGCGGCCTACAACTGGGGTTACGGCCGCATGAAGCGGCTGTTACTTTCGGTGGGGCCTGATGATGACTGGCGAGAGCATCTTCCACAAGAAACGCAGGCTTACATCGGATTCATCCAAGCCTGAACCACTTCGAATTCCAACAGGAGAAAACATCATGAGGACGGCACAATTGATAGCCGCCGTGCTGGTGGTTTGTCTGTGCGCTTATGCACAATTTCCGAAAGGCGGGGGCGGGGGCGGGGGGCCTGTACCGCCGAATCAATCCGCCACTTCCGTTTCTGCCGTCACCTCCCTCACCATCGCGCACAATCTGAATACGCTGAACATTGTGCCGTTCTGCTTTGTGACTACGAGCGGAGCGCCGGTGACGATCACTAGCCTGTCGGCGCAGACGGTCAATGCGGTCACCTTGAACTTTTCTAGTACTGCCAATATCCAATGCAATGTCAATGGAACCGGAGGCATAGGGCAGACAGGGGAAACTGGTCTAACAGGTCCGTCCGGGAATAACGGCGCTACTTGGTTTCAGGGTTCCGGCGCACCATCCAACGGCACTGGAGCCAACGGCGATTTCTTCTATCGGAGTGACACGAGCGACGTTTATCAAAAGGGCTCCGGTGTCTGGGGCAGCCCGATAGCGAACATTAAAGGTGCGACGGGTTCGACGGGGAGTACCGGCGCAGCCGGAAGCAATGGCACCAACGGGACTAGTGTTCTGAACGGGTCCGGAGTTCCATCAAGCGGGACGGGGAATAATGGCGACTTCTACCTCGATAACACGGCGCACGCCATTTACGGCCCGAAGTCCGGCGGAGTCTGGGGTTCGGCGACTTCGATCATTGGGCCGACGGGCACGACGGGCAGCACAGGATCGACGGGCGCGACGGGTCAGGGCTACACCTGGCGCGGCACTTGGTCTAGTGTCACGGCCTATGCGGCCTACGACAGCGTTATCTACAGCGGTTCGAGCTACGTCGCGGTTGCCAGCAGTACAAACATCACACCGGGGACTGATGGTAGCAAATGGAGCCTGCTCGCGCAAAAAGGTACTGACGGTTCCGGCGGAACTGTCGCCGGGCCAAATAGCTCCACGAATCTCTGCGTCCCCCGGTGGAGCGGCACGAATGGCCAACTGTTGCAGGATTCTCTCTTCTGCGTAGATAACACCGGACTGGCCACGGCACCTGGTGGCGTGCAAGGCGATGGTACGAAGACCTCACTTCTGTTCTGGCCCGAACTGTTGACTAATGGTGTAACAGGTTGGGGATTGGCTGGGCAAGATTCGCGCACGACATCGCTTGTCGGCCTTGTCCCATCCGGGGATCCTTCGGCGGGACAGGTCATGCGCTGGGGGCTGCCATCGAATCAGGCCATCAACGGCAATAGTTATCCAGTTTCCACGCAATTTTACGATGACGCCGGAGGTACAGGCGCTTGCGCATCCGGTCTGTTCGAGACAGCAGATAACAATGATGCTCCGCCGAGCTGTGCGCAGCCTCTCTTTTCGATGTTGGGTGGGCAGGCCAGCGGCGCTCAATTGCCGAACACCGCAGTACAGACGAACAAATCGAATGCTTTTAGCGGTGGCACGCAGGATGTGAGCACAGCGGCCCATACGATACCTTCGAAAACGGGGGCATTATCTGACTTACCAGCTACCTGCTCACCAGGCGAAGAGTATTTTGCCATCGACGTGTCGCTTGGCCGGAACAAATATTATTGCCCGAGCACAAATGGATGGGTGCAACAATCCGTCGGAGATTTGAGCTATCCGATTGCACAGCTTCCCAACACGGCGCAGGCATTCGGGTTTTCTGTCACATCGCCTGTGACGGTTTCCAATACCGTATCGGCTACCTCAATTATAGGATCTGGTTTCTGGGGGACGAATGTCATTTGCGCTGGTTGCATGTTGCCCGGCCGAAGCATCATTGTCCGCTCATCCGGTACTCTGGCCGACACAACTAATCCACCGACGCTGACCTTGACGCTTTCGCTTGGGGGAGTCACAGTGGCGACATTCACGCCATCGATCACATTCAGCCAGGGGAGCGCGGGTTGGATCATTGATTATCGCTTCACGGTAACATCCTTGACGGCCATCACGGGTGCGGGATGTATGCAGATCCTTGGATCAACCGGAACCATAGGTAATTGCGCATCTGGTACGACGACGGGCCTCACTTTCGCGGCAGATCAAGCACTGGATCTGAAAGTGACTTGGGGAACGGCTAATTCCGCCAACACTTTGACCGCAGCATTCCTTTCGGTTTCTCCAATCAGTTAAAAGGAGCTTTACTCAAATGAAGAAATATATCGTTCTCCCACTACTGGCGCTGGCTTTGATAGTGGCCTCGCTATTTTGGCCGACCAATGTGCAGCGGCTCGCCGCTCAGAATTGGAATGCTTACCCCTGGGTCAAACAGATCCCGAACGATACAAGCACCGGTACCACGCAGTTCAAGACGGCGTGCTTGAGTTCCGGTAAGGCCGTGGTTTGCGGCACCGGAGCTACGGCCGGATTCCTCGGGATCTGCGTGCAGAATTGCACAACGACCGGTTCGGCATTGATAGCCTTTGCCGGGTTGGTTCCCCTCGTAGTCGATGGGACCACTACCGTGGATCATTATGTCTGGAACTCTCCTACGGTCGCCGGTGATGGTCATGATAGCGCCGCAACGTCTTTCCCTACAGCTAATATTGTCATTGGCAAAGTTCAGACGGCCTCTACGGGCGCAGCCAGCGTTTCGCTGATCGATATGAACACTGAGATTCAGGGGGTCTCGCCCTCTGGTTCCGGCATGGCCGATCCTGGTGCAAACGGCGTGATGACGCGTACATCGAATAACATTTCAGCACAGGCGGGAGCGACAGCGATGTCAGCCCCAGTTCTATGCACTACCACTGGGAGCGCGAACGCCTTTGTATGTGCACCGTCGCCGGCGGTCGCATCGTATGTGAGTGGCACGCTCATCCGCATGATCTCGAACTTCGCGAACACCGGAGCCGCCACGATCGACGTGAGCGGACTTGGGGCCAAGAGCATCACCAAGAACGGCATCACCGCCGCGGCGCTGGCTCCCGGAGACATCGGCAATGGCCAGGCGGTGGACCTGGTTTACGACGGCACGCAGTTCGAGATGCAGTCGCCACTTGCGAATGCCCTGCTGGCTCTCTTTGCAACCAATGCGCAGACCGGAACTTACCAGGTACTTGCCGCGGACTTCGCCAACTATAAGACGATTCCCGTGGCATCCGGAACGTTCACGATCACCTTGGTGGCCTCCGGTTCACAGCCCGCCAGTGGCCAAAGCATCGGCATCATCAACTACGGGTCGGGGGTGGTGACGGTCGCCCGCAGCGGTCAGAACATCAACGGAGCGGCGGCCAATTTGACGATTCCGGCCGGCTCCTCTTCGGCGCCCACCGGCATGCAGATCTGGTCTGACGGCACCAACTACATCGCGCAAACATGGGGAGGCAGTAGCGCCGCCACCGCCATCAACCCTCTTGGCTGGGCGATTTGGGGAAATTCCTATTCTTCCGCAGATTCCTTACCAATCAGCACTACTCTTCGCGGTCATTCTCAAGGATTTACGGTATTCGCGCCAATCACATCGTCAAAAGTGAAATTTCACATCGGCACCACAGCATCTGGAACGTGCGGTGGAACTTGCGGGGCGCAGATAGCGATATATGCGGAAGCTACGTTGACTTCTCCGGTCTGTTTGAGCACGGTAGGAACAAGTGGCAATGCGACAGCAAGCTTAAATATTAACGCTACTGGAATCAAGGCATTCACATGGGCTTCCGGCTCTGGCGTAAGTGGAAGTATTTGCACTCTTCAGCCCGGCGCCTATCTTCTCATGTACTCAAGCGACAGCGCGCTAACCAAAATTGCGAATTACGGAGATACCCGTGGATTCTCCCAGATAAGTGGTGATGCTGATGGTGTAACCACTTTCAACTACCGTTTTGGTGAGTCGAGTTCCGCCATAGCCACAGGGAGTGGCGCTTCAGTAGGGATCACCACTGACCTTAGCAGTATAGCTTGGGTTAGCGCCTCGGCGGCGCTTCAGTTTAGTTTGACTCGATAATATGATGAAGCTTCTCTCTGTCTTGCTCGTTGCGGTGAGCGCATTCGGCGCCATCGGAGATCACGCGCCATCCATCCCGGCGGGTTACGTGGATAGCCATCCGCGCCTGGGAGCGCCGGATACCACGTACCTGAACGCCGTCTGGGCGCAAAGGGCCGTCTCGAAAACCTCCGGAGGATCGAAATATTTCTTCGACACTGCAAATGCATGGACTCAGTCCTCCGGGAAGGTTTACTGGGACTGCCGCTACCTGCTGATCGCCTATATGGCGGATGCGTTGAATTCCGGTCCAAGCCATACCACCTATCTGACTTTAATTAAGTCGTGGAACCGGAATGGCGGGAACGCGAACACTTGGGGAGTGGGTTCCCTATCCGGTTCCTTCTGCACGGCCATCGCCTATGATTGGCTCTACAACGATCTGGACACGACGACAAGGACTGGCTTTCTCGCCGATCTAAACGCTTACTCCCAAGATTGGGAGAATGGTCTGGCTTCAATCGGCCCCAGCCCATACAACGATGTGGAGTACATCGATGACACGATGCTCGGCCTGCCTGTTGCTCTCGCAGCGTACTCTCGTACTATTACCGCGGAGAAAAGCCCAGCCTCACTGGCGCATCTCCGTTATGCAATGGATTATGTATTGAACATGCAAGTTCCGGTGTGGCAGCAAGTGTTCGGTCCGCGTGGAACCAAGGGCACTCTTGCCACTACTGACGGAACGGGTATGTGGCATGAGACGTGGGAATACATTGGCGCCGTCAGTTTCGGCATGTTGAAACATATCGGGCCAGTGATGCTTTCTTGGGCACGAGCCACCAACAATTACCCCGGCCTGTTCACGACGGATTATCCGTGGCTCAAGAACATCATGTACCAGACCATGTACATGGCGCGCCCGGATTTCACCCTGGAGCGCATCAATGGATCGCGGGATGGCGGATGGTTGGTCCCAGAGTACACGGCCACAGGAGGACAACCCGCTCAATTCGGCACGCTGGAGCTTCTGGCCGAAGCGTACAAAGCCGACGACGACGGGTCGATTGTGCGCGGCTGGGCGCGAGAGGTGGATTGGTCGCAGATCACTCCGTATGGTTTTGAGCCAACGGCCTTTCCCTTCTTAACTCCCGACTCCGCCAGTAACACCGCGACCAGCAGGGCCAACTTGCAAAAGGTCCGCAATTTCACAAATTGGGGAACCGTATTCCGTACAGGATGGGGAGAGAACGACACCTTCGCCACCCTGCGTTGCGGGGAACACTACTGGTCACACGATATTCAAGATGCCGGAGCATTTACTATTTTCAGCCGGGGGGCGCTGGCAATTCGCAGCGGTACCTACATCGCGGGTAGCGCTTCGATGCATTACTACCTGTACGCGAAGCAGGCCATCAGCCAGAACGTCCCTTTGGTCATAGACGGAACGGCGAATTCCGGCAACGATTATTATGCTTCTGAAACCGTTGGCGTACTACGTAAGGATGGCACGACTTCGAACGTTCCGATGCCTAACGATGGGGGCCAGAGACGAGTGGGCTCAGGATGGCAGACCGGGAATTTATCGGCGGCGATGCAAGCTCCGGCCGATGTCAACGAATGGCGGCGGGATAGAGAGGAGTTTCACGCTTGTACTAATATAGGATTCGCCGTGAGCGCAGGCTACTCCGCCTCGTTCATCGACATGACGGCAGCCTACAACAACACCTACAGCCACAATCCCCACACCAGTTCCAGTATCTACGATCAGGCGAACACTACAAACCGCACCTACCGGGTGCAAAATGCGGTCCGGGGCCTAGTCTTTATTCCGCGCGGCACTGCCGCTTACGTCATCATCTACGACCAGCTCAACTCTGCGAACCCGGCGATGACCAAGAAGTGGCTGTTGCATTCTATCGAGCAGCCAACGATTTCCGGCAACCACGTCACGATCAACCACAATCGGACCGTCAGTGCGGCGCCAGTCACGTGGTTCACGGCGGGGCACGGCGGTCCTCATGGCCTTGTGAATTGCGTGGGCGCCTGCGCCTCGGCCACCCAATACGTCTACGCGGGCCAGATGGACATGTGGATGACCGTGGCCGGGACCGCGCCCTATAGCGGCGGAGGCACGAACAAACTTTGCCCCATCGGGGGATCGGGACACGAGTTCGATATCGGCGCGACAACCGACGCTTCGTGTACTCCCACGTACGGCACCAACTACAACGAGTGCATGATTAACCAATGCGACTCGACGCAAGGCGTGGGCGGTGTCGTGGATTTCATCAATCCTGACGCAACCGTCGGAAGTTCGGAACCGGGTTCCTGGCGCACTGAAGAAGAAGCCGGCGCGGCCCACCGGCAGGACTGGTTCTTGAACGTCGCGTTGGCGCGCAATGCGAGCGACGGGAACACGGTGAGCACTGCCCCGGCGACGGCCGATGACGGCGCGGGCAATTGGGTGACCGTCTGGAAGGACAACAGCAACACTTGCACCTACACTCTGACGCTGCCCAAGAACGGGGTAGGCGGCGCCGTGACAATTCAAGGCGCCGGTTGTTCGACAGTGGTGAATTAAAATGCGCAAGCTCTTTCTCATTCTCATTTTGAGCAGCGCGACCGACATTCTGAACAGTCAACGCGCTACTGGGGGTGGTGCGAACTGCTGCGCTGTGCATTATTACCAGTACATGAATCATCAGGTGGTCAGATAATGCGCAAACTGTTACTTGTTCTCGCATTATGCGGCGCGGCTTACGGAGCCAACCTTTTGAACAACCAGGGCGGCACGGCTCTCCCTGTAAATAGCTGGACACTTCTTTCGCCGGGCGGGTATGACCATCGTATCGTCGGATGGGAAAAGTTTCTCCCCGTTCCCGGCTATGGAGCCTGCTTCTGGGGCATGTATCGGGAAGTTTCCTCGGAGAGAAATCACGCCTGGATTTGCTACGATTTCAAGACCAACCGCTGGAACGTCCTGGCGCAGGGATCAACCTTCGACAGCGAAAACCTCCCAGAAGGCGGTCATGCGTTAGCGGGGATGGGGATCGACACGACTACCGCGAAGGTCTACGGAGGCTGCTGCTTTTCAGGAAGCAATCAGTCTACAAGGCCCGGCGGTACTTATGAATTCGATTTCAATGGCCAGGTGGGGCGCGTCAAACAGACGGCGACCGGCATAAATTTCAACAATCAATTGATGACCGGTGTGTTCGACTCCCAGCACCATAAGCTCGTTCTGCATGGCGGTACCGGAAGCGGTGGCGTGGCGGGAACCAACGAGTTCAACATCTTGACAAATACCTGGTCCATAGGCGTGGCCGACGCTTTTTGCGCCGCCAATCCCACGCAATGTCCTCCTGCCGATCTGCTTCAGGGTGCGATGGATTTCAACACCGACGACGGGAAAATCTACCTGTTCGGAGGATATTCTGGAATAGCCGGCGGCCTGCAGAACGGGGTCTGGGCATATGACCCGGTGGCGAAGTCATGGGCGGCGAAAAGTCCTGGCGGCCCTCCAGCCGCGCGCCAGGTAACCGGGTTTGTTTACTTGAAGGCGTCGAATAAGTTCCTCATGTACGGCGGCGGAGACGACCCGACAACCAATATCCGGAATGACACATGGATTTACGATCCAGCGGCCAACACGTGGACGCAGCTCTCACCGAGCGTTAATCCGACGGCCGGGAACTCCAACATTTTCGAGCGTTTGGTCTATCTGCCGGAAGATGACGTGGTTCTCATGGAAGATCTAGATCTTTCCGGGCATCGCCTGTATGCGTTCCGCTACCAATCGGGAGGTAACGCAGGCGCGATATCTGTCGCCTATTCAGCTTCGGCAGGCAGCTTGAATCGTAACTCCGATTCATGGGCGCGTAATCCATCGGCAACGGTTAATGGCGCCACGCTATATCAAGCCTGGATCGAGTCCGGGTCCAAGACCGACAGCTCGAACGGGACTTATTTCTACCCTTACGCCCAGCAGATGGTGGGCGGAACTCCCACCAATTTGGGTGCAACCTATGCCGCCATGGCGAGTGAGGCGACGCAGTTCGATACTGGAGAAATCAGTCTCATCAATATTTCCGGCGTTCCCCATGCTTGTTGGCATCAGGGGAACAACGGTGCACCATTCGATCAGGAAATTGTCAAAAGCTGGGGCGGCTCCAGTTGGACGAGTTTAGGATATATCACCACGCAGATTTCAGGTGTTCAGCAAGGCCAATGCGCAATGGTGGGTATTGGAGGCACTCCCTACGTCGTGATGCGCCAGTATGACACCCGCACCACAATCCCAGCGCGCGTTTATGTTGTCGTCTATCAGTGGAGCGGTTCGGCTTGGGTGCAGCTTGGCGGCCCTCTAAACCGCGACGATGCTACTGGGTCTGGGCAACCGAAGACGCTGGCCGGTTCCATTGCAATCGTCAGCAACGGCACGCAGCCCTGCGTAGCATGGACGGAGTACACCGAGTTTACTGGAACCAATCAGATCACCACGACTGTCCCTAAAACCTACGCCTCCTGCTGGAGTGGATCAGCCTGGGTAAACCAAGGTGGTGCGGCTAATGTCAACACTTCAAATCGGGACTTCGCAATCTCGGCGACGTTCATGGGGCAGCTTTACATCGCGTTCACCGAGCGGACCGCTACTAGCGCCGCCAATCTGTATGTGCGGACGTGGAACGGTTCCGCATGGTCCACGGTCGGTGCTGGACCGTTAAATCGTGATTCGGTAAATGGCTGGGCCTACCGGCCGGAACTCATCAATGACGGGACCAATCTCCTGGTTACATGGGAAGAATCCGGGAATACCTGGACTTCAAGCAGCTACTCGGCTCTCCCACCTCAATATGGGACCACGGCTGCAAGGCCGCAGGTTTTCGTCTCTCAATGGAATGGCTCGGCCTGGAGCAAACTGGGAGCTTCGCTGAATGCCGATACCATTGCGGGAGCGGCAGAACATCCCACGATTGCTATGCTGTCCGGCGTTCCCACCGTCACCTGGGGTGAGGTCCGCTATGGCACACTTCGTCAGATCCACGCGAAGGTTTGGAACGGAGCGGATTGGGATGCTCTTGGGGTTTCCAATGCTCTTAACATCGTAACCGCCCCGGCCTTGCCAGCCGACACTATCAATGTGGTCTATTCGCAAACGCTCGCGGCTTCCGGTGGAACGCCGCCATACACGTGGGCGGTTACGTCTGGCAGCTTGCCAACCGGTCTATCTCTCGCCAGTTCGACCGGTATCGTGAGTGGCACGCCTACCGTTGCAGCGACAAGCACTTTCACCGCTACGGTTACCGATTCAGTCGCGGCCACGGATCCCCAGGCATTCTCGCTCACGATCAACGCGGCTCCGTCGGTCACTAGCTCGACCCCGATGCCCGCGGGGACCACGGGTATATCGTATTCGCAAACCCTCGCCAACTCGGGTGGCACGTCGCCGTTCTCCTGGACGATTACCGCCGGTGCACTTCCGGCCGGGCTATCGCTTGCTGGAGCGACGATTAGCGGGAGCCCGCATACTGCCGGAACGTCGAACTTCACCATGCGCGTCACTGATAACGCGGGCTCCAACGCCAGTAAAGCGCTGGCAATCACCGTTGCATCGAATCTCGGCGTCACCACGTCCTCTCTGCCTGGTGGAACCGTAGGCAGCGCGTATTCGCAGGCCCTGGCAGCTTCCGGGGGCTTCGGGGCATATAACTGGGCGGTAACCGCGGGAACGCTGCCAGCGGGCCTGACGCTTTCAGGAGCGACCATTTCAGGAACGCCCACCACCTCCGGGACTTCCAACTTCACCGTTCGGGCTACCGACGCCGGTGGAAATCAGGCAACCGCCGCTCTGTCCATCCTCATCAGCGGGTTGAACGTCACCACGCCGTCTCCTTTGTCTCAGGGCACCGTGGGCACGGCTTATTCGACAACGCTGAATTCTAGTGGGGGGACCGCCCCTTTCACATGGGCGGTAACGGTTGGCAGCTTACCGGCTGGTCTATCGTTGCTGTCCGCAACAGGAGTCATTGTGGGCGTGCCGAGTTCGGCGACTACAGCGAGCTTCACTGCGACGATTACGGATTCGCTCAGCGCCACGGCGAACAAAGCGTTCAGTCTGACGATCAACGCAGCGCCTTCAGTTACCACGAGCACCCCCATGGCCGCCGGGACTGTCAGAATACCGTATTCTCAGACGCTGGCGGAGACGGGCGGAACGAACCCGTTAACTTGGTCCATAGCCGGTGGGGCACTCCCGAGCGGGCTGACACTGACCGCTTCTACCGGTAAGATATCCGGGACGCCAAGTCTATCCGGGATTTACAGTTTCACGGTCGCGGTGAACGACGCCAACGCTGCAAGCAATTCCAAAGCACTGGCAATCACAATTGCATCGGGATCGCCGGTATCACCGAATCCGAGGACGATTGGAACAAACGGAATCGATGTGAAGATTCAATAAATGGGTCGGTATAAGCGGCAGGGACGGCACGCTGAGGCAGTCCCCAGCGGCGCGCAATCCATCCCAGGCACAGGACCGTGGAGAGCAGAAGAACGAGCGCTGAGGGTTCGGGCACGGACCTGCCGTAGAAGGTTTGTTCTGCGCGGGGGATCTCCCCGTTAAAACCTGCAAGATTATCAGCCAGCGGCTTGTCGGTATCGAAAAATCCAGATGCCGAATACGTTCCGGAATAATCTCCGGGAACAATGCCCAGGCCCAAGGCCAGCGTTGGCGTGATATCGAAAGCAATTGGCCCGGTAATGCGTACAGTCCCGTTGAAAAAGTCAGGGGCTATCTCGACAAGACCCAGGACCGTCACCGTGACGTTCCCGATGAATCTGCCTGTCACGGTCCCGTCTGCAAGGCATGGCGGACCGCCGAAGAGGTTCAGACCAAGCAACCCAGCGTCAACGCAGGCCGTAGGATCTGTCGTGACATCCGGTATGGGGCTTGTGCCTGGTGGAAAGGGCACGCTCGTAATGCCGCCGATGTGAACATTCCCGCCATCGGCAAAAATCCAGGAATCCCCTATTTTGCCGATCAGGGGGCCTGTGGTAATGCCTGCCTGGCACGGGTCAAAGCAAAATGCAGTATGCCCAGTGCCTAGATCTCCCATAAAGCGCACAGCGCTGAAACCGCCTAAATACGTCAGGAGGCCATCAGCAACCGTTAGCGGGTTGATTCCTGCTCCATCCCAGCTTTCGATATGGATGGAATCCGCCCGCGCTGCCGTTGCCAGAGACGCCAGTATCACGAGCTTCGCTATCTGCATCCAATCCTCCAGCCCGCCCGAAGCCGTTCCACCAGCGATCGATCCGAGCGAAGCAACCGGCGCGCGATGAACGGAATCAACGTAGGTTCCTCACGCATGACCGCTGCCAGCTCCGCCAACACGGCGCTTTCGGCCTGATCGTATAGGCGCAGCGTCGCGCACAATTCGCTCTCCAGATTCCTTAAGCGTTGCAATAGAACTCTCGGATGCTCGGAGGGCATCACCAACAGAGCCGCCATGCTTTTGCCTCCCAAGGAGCGCAGAAAGTTCCTGCGTTAGGCTCTGGGCCTGGCTTGCGATTGCCCCCAGGGAATAGCGTATCTGGACCAGGGACTCCGCAATATCGGGAGAAATCTCGGTGACGGACCCCTCATTTGGGGGCAGCAGACCCCTAAATGCCCTCTCAGTTACCATCCACAATGGAATGCCTTGATCCAGGGCTGCTTGCTTTGCCTGCTTGTGGAGGCTCGGCAATATCTCCATCCCAAACTTTTTTCTCTTTTCTTCCATATGGTTAGGTGCACAGGTGCACTTTTCTCTTGACTGTTGGTGCACTAGTGCAGTACATTGCATCTACCGATGGCATCAACACTATCACAGCAATTCACGAAACGGATGAACATTTTGGTGACTCCGGCCACGCATACCCGCGTTCGGGTGGCGGCTGCCTCCCGAAATGTGGATATGGGCGAGATCGTATCCGAGCTGGTCATGGCCAAGCTGCCCTCCGTGAAGGGCGAAGACGAGGAAACGGACTAGGCCCATGGGGGAGTGCCTTCGGGTGAATCCCTGAATCTCCGCCTGGCGTTCGTGCTGATGGCTGGAGTCTACGTAGAGGCAGCGGCTATTGTTCTGCTTTTGCTGGCCCTCGTCGTGAGCCGATGATGATGCTGGTCTTCATGCCCCGCATTTTCGGGCCGCGCCAGCAACCCGCGCCGAAGGGTAATCAGCGCGACGAGTGTCTGGCCATTTTGATCTGCATCGTGAGCGTGCTGATGTTCGCGGGCGTCATTCGATGGATGGAGATGTGATGAGTTTGCTGCGGCAATACACGGTCATCTGCGAGTGCGGCGAAAGCCGAACCGTGGAAGGCACCGTCGAGCCTGCCCTGGAGTGGATATTCGGCCCGATGCAGCCCTGCTCCAATTGCGCGGCTCCTGCGGGCAGGCAGAATTGCTGCGCGCGCAAGTGCGAATCCTGCCGGGAGTTCAAGTGTCTGGAGCACATGACGGAAGGAACGGCGTGCTTGGCCTGCGACGCGGTCGCATTCGCTGAGGCCATTGAGCAATTGGCAACTGGAGGTTCAAAATCGTGAGTACTGCTAACGCAACCATCGACGAGCTGGCGAAACGAGAATTCGGCCAGGAAGTTACCCGGCAGACTTTCGGATCAACCGAAGTTCAGCAGATCGCCGAGACCGCCGCCAGCGCGACCGCGGAGCGCGAGAAGGCCACTATCGGCGCCATCTTCATCATGGCGGAACGGCATCCGCGAAACCTTTCCAGGTTCGAGGCCGGTCTTCTGAAGGAATGCGAACGCCCTGGATTCGCGGAAGTCGCGCGCTATAAGAAGCCGCAACGCCATCGCAATGCTGAGACCAATGAATGGGAAAACGGGTTCGTCGAGGGCTGGTCGATCCGCTTTGCCGAAGCCGCGATGCGCTGGTGGATGAATGTCTTCTGCGATTCCAAGATCGTCTACGAAGACGAGCGGAAGCGCATCGTCCGTTTCATGTGTATTGACCTCGAAAACAACATCCCCCTCTGCTCGGAGATCCAGCTCAACAAAACCGTCGAGCGCCGCGGCTACGTGAAAAACGGGCGCGTCGAGCCGCCGGCCGGAAAAGATGTCTTGGACGAGCGGAAAAACTCCAATGGCGACACGGTTTACATCGTGGCTTCGACGGAAGACGAGCTGCAAATGAAGCAGGCGTCGGCCTGGTCCAAATTCATCCGCAACGTGCTCCGATTCATGCCTGGCGACATCCTGGACAAGTGCGAAGAGCAGATCCAGGCCACGCTGAAGGGGCTGAGCAGCGAGGCCGCTCTCGAACGCATTGTGAAGGCGTTTGACGCGAAGAGTATCACGGTCGCCGATCTGCAAATGTATCTTGGCCACTCGGTCTCGAAGATCACGTCGCTGGAGCTGAACGAATTGCGCGGCGTCTACACGGCGGTGAAGGAAGGTGAGACATGGCAATCGATCCTGGATGGGAAAAACCCATCCGGTTCAGTTGAGGCCGCGGCGAAGGTTGCGGAAGAAAAGTTGGCCAAGATGCAGCAGGAGCAGTCGGCGCCTGCAGAGCCGTCCGTAAAGCCCATCTCTGCGATCCCTTGGGACAACGAAGAGGGCCGCAACAACATATTCTTCGACCTGCGCAAGCGCTTGGTCGAGGCGATGGATAACGGCCCAAAGGAGTACGCGCGCCTCATGCAGAGTTTCGGGACCGGGCAGGACTGCGATCCGTTTTCGCTCACCACGGAAAACGGAGAGGCGGCGTACCGTCAATTACTGGCCGTGGTAGAGACTGCCGAAGCGATGGCTAAGCCGACGCCTGCCCCCGCGCCGCCAAGCACCGCTACTGCGTCGAGCACCGCCAAGCGCTGGGAATTCGGACGCAAGCCAAGGAAGGAGTAATCCAGATGCCAGATATCCGCGTGAAGGACTTTGAAATCACAGACACCTTCAGTATCGAGCACTTGGTGATCCGGCCCGGTGCGCTGACGATTATCACGGGGGTGAACGGATCCGGCAAGAGCTCCTGCCTGGACGCCATCAAGGGAATCTTTGAGAGCGGATATCATCCGGACCGCATCCGCAGGGGCACAAAAAAGAGCGTCGTGCAGATGACGCTGACGAATGGCTTCACCGTGACGCGAACTACCACGGTAACGGGGTACACGCTGAAGGTGGTATCGCCCGATGGTGTAGAGGTCCCAAAGCCTCAAGCCTTCGTCGATTCCTTAGCCGCCAGCTTTGCCTTTGATCCGCTCAGCTTCATCATGGCGGACAAGAAGGACCGTGCGAAATTTCTGCTGGAAGCCATGCCCGTGCATTTTTCGGTGGAGGAAGTTCAGGCCGCGATGGGCGAGCGGTTTCCCGACCCTCTGACACTGGATCAATTCAACGGTGTCCATAAGCGGCTGTTCGACGAGCGCGCCGCGCTGAATCGCCAGGCACGCGATGCCGAAGGAACGATCCGGGATTTGTCGCACAATCTGCCGGCGGATGGTGAAGAAATCGATTGGCGCGAGCAAGCGGCGGCGCAGGAAGCAGAACTCGGGAAACTGGGCGAGGCTGAAGCCACGCAGCGCGCCATTGTAGCCAAGAACCTTAGCGAAGAGCTGGAGGAGATCACCAAGCAGGCCGAACGGGCCAAAGATGACGCCCGCCTACTAGCCGAGGGAAATCTTCACGCAATCACGGAACGATTCTGTGAGCCCCGATCTAAGCACCAGCAGGAGATCGCATTGGCCCGGGCGAATCTTGAGCAATCCGCCAAAGTCGCCGGCATGAAACAGACTATTGAGCAGATGCGCGCCAAATACCGCGAGACGGCGGGCAAGTCGGATCGGATGACGGTGTTTCTCGAAAACCTGGAAAATCTCAAGCGCGAGCGCCTGGCCAAACTGCCCATAGCTGGGGTCGAGGTCCGCGAGGGCGAGATTTTCATAAACGGGCTGTCGTTCGAGACGCAGATCAACACCGCGCGGAAGATTCTTCTTTCGTTTCAGATCGCCTCGCTGAAGGCCGGTTCTTTGCCGTTGATGGTGGCTGACAATCTGGAGCACCTGGACCAGCAAACCATGGCGGATTTCATCGAAGCCGCGAAGCAGAGCGGGTTCCAGATCGTCAGCGCCCGCGTGGGCGCCGATCCTCAATTGAAGGTCGAGACGATGGCGTAGTTTCCAATAGTAGAGAGAAAAAGGAGCAAACGATGAGTTGGAGCGTAAGCACAAAAGGAACCGTTGCCGATGTTAAGACCGAGCTTGAGCGGCAGTTTTCGTATCCGCTAGCGGCCACACCCGGCGGTCTGTGCGATGAAGGCGAGAGAGAGACGGTTCGGCGAGTTCAGGGGATGATCGCTCAATGTCTTGACACATTCGGCCCCGAAAAGACGGTTGGGGTTAGCGCGAGCGGGCATATGGGATTCGAGAACTGGGACACGAAAGCGGGTGCCTTCCAGGTGGTTGCCGTCTCCATTCAGCCGATGCCCGCGTAGCAGTTTCCTCCTGTAAATTGCGCCGCCGGCATCAGGCGGAGAAAGGACGGGCGAATGCGCTGAAGCCAGAGCATTCACTGGAGCAAGCCGGGAGGTTACCCGAACAGATGGCCTTGCTCCTTTGACTGAATCGCTGCGGCTCTCCCACCTTTTCGGTGAACCGGACCTGGATCCCAAACGAGAAAGGGTCGCAGCGATTGAGCCAAAACAAAATGAAAACCATAGTTGTTCGCACGCAGGCCGAACTGGATGCGCTGCCCGATCATTTCGAGAGTTACACGATCATCGAAATCCGATCAGACGCAAAAGCCACGCTGATTATAAGTAAGGCCCTGTGGGTCCGTTTCGGTCCATGCGCACAGCGATAGCGTTACCGTCGTGCTGTTCTGGATAGCCGTTTGTTTTCGTCTGGCCGCATGCAAAATAATTTGCAAATCGGCTAAGGCGAGTGTCATTGAGCGAGCGCGAATCGAGAGTAATGAGGATTGGCTGGGGATGAATGGGATCAAGATTGTGCATAAAAAGGTAACGCTCTACAAGCGCGTTTCGAAGGAGTTTCTGACTCAAGAGGGCAGCGAGAACGAGACGTGCTGGCAGCCGGGCAGCACGGTATCTCATCCGCGCTGGGCACCCGACACCGAAGAATGTGGGTCCGGCAAATTCCACGCTTGCGCCGCGCCGTTTTTGGCGGATGAATTCCGAACTATCTCCGGTGACCGCTATGTTGCGATTTCCATTCGCACCGCCGATCTATTCGCCTGGCGCTGCATACCGGAATATCCACACAAGATCGCATTCCGGGAGGGCACGGTGCTGTTTGAGTGCGATCGGTACGGCGAACACATTCAAGAAAAGGAAGGAACGAAAGCATGAGCACGATTACGTTCACGGGAGCCACAATCCGTTACGCGCACCTGGAAAAGAGCATGACCAGGCGGCTATACGTCACTGCCAACTACACCAAGCCCGTCCGTGAGGCCGCAGTCGGAGCGTAGCCAACCTTGTCAGCCCTGCACTCCATTCCGTCACCGCGCATCACCGTCTGCCCGACGTTCGCAATTCTGGGTCCACCGAGGACGAAGAAAACCCATTCCCGGATTATTCGCAATCTCGGACGGGCGATGCTGATTCCGAGTGCGCAGTACACGCGTTGGTTTAAAGACGCGATGAAACAGGCGGCGGAAATACGAAGGGTGCTTGCAAAGGCTTGGATGATCCCCAAAGGATTCTGTCTGCCCATCAGCCAGCCCATGAACGTGCGGGCGCTTTTCTACCGGGAAGCGTTAACCGGCGACGCCTGCGGCTACTACCAAGCGCTTGGTGATTTTCTGCAGGCTCCGAAGCAATCGAAGAAGAATCCTGGCAAGCTCGCGCGCAACGGCGCAGGAATAATTGCCGACGATTCTTTGATCGCTTCCTGGGATGGCAGCCGCCTACTCAAGGACGCAGCGCACCCGCGCATCGAGGTCACGCTGGAGCTGTACGAGGTCGGGCAGATCGGCCTGGCGCTTGAGGATGCGTGGTAATGCTGAAACTAGCGTCCAACCTCTCGCTGCCTAAAGATGCCGTCACCCAGAAGTTCGCGTGGCTGGGTCGAACTGGGAGCGGAAAGACCTATGGCGCTTCCAAGCTCGCCGAAGAAATGATCGATGCCGGCGCGCAAGTGGTAATCCTGGACTGCGTGGGCGTGTGGTACGGCTTGCGTCTTGCGTCCGATGGCAAACAGCCGGGCATCAGCATTCCCGTGTTCGGCGGCCTGCATGGTGATATACCGCTGGAGTGGACCGGCGGGACGCTGGTTGCCGATCTTATCGTGGACCGCGGGATCTCCGTAGTGCTCGATGTCAGCCAGTTCGAGCATGACAGCCAGAAGGCCCGCTTCGGGCAGGAGTGGGCGGATCGTTTCTTTTTTCGGAAGAAGGCTGCGCCGTCCGCTATCCACGTTTTCATCGAAGAGTGCCAGGAGTTCGTTCCGCAGAACCCACAGAAGGGTGAGGAGCGCATGCTCCATGCCTTCCAACGCATCGAGAAGTTGGGGCGCAATTTTGGCATCGGCGTATCCCTGATTTCGCAGCGCCCGCAGGAGGTTAACAAGAAAGCGCTCAATCAGACCGAGTGCCTGTTCGCCTTCCAGATGACGGGCCCGCAGGAGCGCAAGGCCATCGAGCAGTGGGTTGCGGAAAAGGGCGTTAACGAGGACATCGGCGAACTACTCCCCCGCCTGCAAGTCGGCCATGCACACGTCTGGAGCCCGCAATGGCTTCGCACCTCGAAAGAAGTGCACATCGATCCGAAGCGCACTTTCAACGCGTCGAGTACCCCGGAGGTTGGGCGGCGCGCGACCGTGCGCGAGTTGGCGCCCATCGACATGGACCAGCTCCGCACCAGCATGGCCGCGACCATCGAAAAGGCCAAGGCGGAGGACCCGCGCGAACTGCGCCGGCAGTTAGCAGAGGCCCGGGCGAAGATCGCTCAGATAGAGAAGGCCAAGCCGGTAGCCGCAGTCGCGCCTGATCCTGACCGGCTGAAGCGTGAGTTCGAGCGCGGGGCGATGTCGGTGAAAGCTGCGCTGGCAACGGAAATGCTGAAATATGAGCGGGCCTTCAGGAAATGCGTATTGGCAGCGGATGGAGCATTGGAAACCGCTCTCGCCGCTATCAAAAAGGGGATTACGGAACTCGAAGGCGTTAAAGCGCCGCCCGTGATGCCTAACCTGGCCGGGATCATCGAAGAAGTGAAGAGGGCGCCCTCGGTGGCGATCCAAGCGCCGCCCGTGTCCCGTATCCCCCCACGACAAGTAGTAATCCCGCGCGCGCCGCGTGAAGCCGCGGAGAGCAACGGCCATCTCCCTCCCGGCGAGCGCGCTGTTTTGATAGCCGCGGGCCAGTTTGGAGATGTGGAGCGCGGCCAACTCATGGTGTTAACCGGTTACAAAAGATCAAGCCGGGACGCTTACATCGCGCGATTACAGGCTCGCGGATATGTCGCTGTGAATGGTCAGACAATCGCGGTCACGGCAGAGGGCCTTGCAGCGCTTGGATCGGATTATGAGCCATTGCCTACCGGAGATGCTCTCCAGGAATATTGGTTCGCGCGTTTGCCGGAGGGCGAACGCAAGATTCTGGAAATCCTGGTTAAGCACGCGGGAAAGCCCGTAGCGCGAGAGGATCTGGACGAACGCACCGGCTATAAACGCTCTAGCCGGGACGCATACCTGAGCCGTCTTGCTGCGCGCCGCCTTGTGGTCAGCGAGTGCCGCGGGCAGGTGCGGGCCAGCGAGAGGCTATTTTCATGATCCACCCCACAAGCTACCGTGATGTGCGCAAGCCCCCATTCTGGTGCCGCCAGTGGCACCGCTGGCAGCGTCCGATCAACGGCAAGGTGATCTGCCTAGACTGCCTGCGGCGGTTCCCCGTGGATATCGAAGTGGTGCCAGAGGATGCTCCGATGAGCAAAACCACGGAGCGTGAAATCGAGGCTTTGTGCCGGGAGATTCGGCAGCGGGAATTGCTGAGATGAGCGATGCCGGATTGTTCGACGAGGGCCCAGCATCCGAAGCGCCGGCGCCCAGCGCGGAGATCGTACTGCGCGCCAGCATCACGCGGCTGCTGGGCAACATCGGAGACCACGGGCTCTGCAAGGGCTGCGCGTCGCCGATCACGTGGGTGCGCCACAAGAACGGGATCGCTACCCCGTATGACGGCGATGGGGCCAATCACTTCATAAGCTGCGTTGAGCGCGAGAGGTTCCGAAAGCAAAAGAAATGAGAGAGCCTGTGCCCCCGTGTTACAGCGTCGAGCGCAGTTTCAGTCCGGTAGTTGATTCGCGCGAACCTGAGCGGCGCGAACCTGGGCGGCGCGAACCTGAGCGGCGTGAAAGGCATCACGCCGAAGGTGCTGCAAATCCTCGGGACCCGCGATTCAGTGATTGTTTGGAGCTACGGAGAAATTTCAATAGGCTGCCACACGAAAGCTCTGGGCTGGTGGGAGAAGCACTACAAGCGCATCGGCAAAAAAGAATGCTATAGCGAGACGGAGATTGCCGAATACGGGGAGCACATCGCGGCGTGCCGGCGGTTCATGGAGCGGTATTCGTTGCTCGAGGCGCCGAAGGAAACGACGGCGGCTGAATTTTGAAAAGGGGAAAAACGGATGAAACAGAAGGAACGGGCGGTATTAGTGACGACAGCCCACAAGGGCGTGTTTTTTGGCTACGCTACCGAAACGGCCGGTGCCACAATAAACTTGCGCGCGGCGCGTCTCTGCGTCTACTGGTCAACGGATTTGCACGGCTTCATGGGGTTGGCTTCGCATGGCCCAAGCAAGAGTTGCAGAATTGGTCCCGCAGCGAATATCGAACTGCGCGAAATAACTTCCGTGAGCGAGGTCTCTCCTGGGGCCGTCGAAAAATGGGAAAAATCTCCGTGGGCGTAGTATTCGGCGTAATCCCTCGGTGGGTTGAAAAGTTTTCCGGCTCCGGCTCCGGCTACGGCTACGGCGACGGCTCCGGTTACGGCTCCGGTTGCGACTCCGGCTACGGCTACGGCGACGGCTACGGCGACGGCGACGGCGACGGCTACGGCTCCGGCTACGGCGACGGCTACGGCTCCGGCGACGGCTACGGCTCCGGCTACGGCTCCGGCGACGGCTACGGCTCCGGCTACGGCTCCGGCTCCGGCTCCGGCTCCGGCTACGGCGACGGCGACGGCGACGGCTATTGGTGGGCTTGCGCGCAGACGGCGATCAAAGCTTGGGGCGAGCAGCAACAAAAACGTTTTCGGGAGCTGTGGCGTTCCGATGCCTATCTGGCTTTTTGGAGATCGTGCGAAGACGGTGCGCCGGCCAATGGTGGGCATGGCGTCCCCGCACAGCCCGGAGTAGTGCAGGAAGTCCAAGGACCACTTCGGCTGTGTGGTCCGGGAGCTCTCCACGCAACACTAAATCCAGACCAGTGGAAGGGCAAGCGCTTGTGGATTGTGGCGCTGTTCGGTGAGGTCCAGACGGATAACGACAAAGTAGGCGCGCTTAAGCGGGAAATCATCGGTGAGGTTAAGTGATCGAGCGCTGTCTTCAGGAGCAGCGGGAGTGCCTGGCCGCGCTCGCAGCAGGGCACGAAGATGTACGCGGTCTGGTGCAGGGGATCGAGGATTGGGTTGCCGAGGAAGTGCTGGAGCGCCTGGAGGCCGCCGAACGGTGAGTAGGATTCGTCTCACCACCGAGCAGTTTGCGTTCATGGAGCGCAGCCGTGAAAAATCTTCCCGCGAGACTCCCGCGAGACTCCCGCGACCAAAGCGCAAGCGTGAGGATCTACCGGAGAACCAGCTCACAGCGCAAGTGGTCCGGTACCTGCAAGCGCTGGGCTGGACCGTGGTGCGGCAGAACTCTGGATTATTCGCGCGGCCTTACGATCCGGAGAGCCGCATCCGGATCGGCGAGAAGGGCGCCGCAGACTGGTTCGCGTACCGGCCGCTCAGAGACGCTGGGCGCGTGGAATTCTTTTTCTTCGAACTGAAAGCGCCCGGTAAGAAGCCGCGGCCGGAGCAGGTGTTGTGGCTGGGCGCGCGGATGAGAACTGGCACCCTGGCGGCCTGGTTTGATGACTTTGACTTTGGCGGTTCGGCTTCATTCGTGCCATGGCTGCGGCAGCATTTCGGGCGCTCGCCGGGCGACGCCCCGGGGATTGGGTTATGACGAGAAACTGGAAAAGTCTGGCCGAGACGAACTGGGATCTACTTGTCGATGGTCCTGT